CGATCGACTGCGCGTCGTACGCTCCGTAGCGCAGGGCATGGCCGATGGCGGCGAGCAGGTCGTCGAGGCCGTAGCTCTCCTGCATCTGCGCTACACGGGCCGCCGTACCGCCCCGGACTACTTCGTGCCCGATCCGGCCCTCTTCCCACGTCCCCACCCGCGGTCGCAGCCTTACATCTTCACGGAGCACGATATTCTGGTTCTGTTGCGCACCACGGATGCCCTGCGCACGCGGCCCAACTCGCCGCTGTGCTCGGCCGTCTTCCGCCTTGCCATCGTGCTCCTATACACGACCGGCCTACGACGTGGCGAGATAGTCCGGCTTGTGATCTCGGACTACGACCCCGTCGAACACACGTTGCTCATTCGCTCGTCCAAGTTCCACAAGTCGCGCATCGTCGCCCTCTCCGACGACGCGACCCGCGAGATGGAGCGCTACCTCGCCGCCCGTCGCCGGTTGCCGTGGTCCGCTGATGCCCCGCTTCTCACCAACCGGTTCCACGGACGACACGCGTACACCGGACCCAGCTTCGGCATGAGCATGCGCCTGCTCTTTCGGCGCGCCGGTGTCCGGACGGCGCGCGGCAAGCCCCCGCGCGTGCACGACCTGCGGCACACGTACGCCGTGCACACCCTGTGGCGCTGGTATCGCGCGGGCGTCGACGTGCAAGCGAAGCTCCCGGCGCTCGCGGCAGCGATGGGCCACGTGTCCATCGTGTCGACCGCGTACTACCTGTCGTTCTTCGCGCCGATCGCCGAGGCGGCGAGCGAGCGCTTCGCGCGCCACTGCGCGCCGGTGCTGGGCGCCTTCGATGGCGACGGAGGTGTGTGATGAAGACCGAACGTCCGAACGCACTCGCCAGTGCGCTCCGCGCCTTCTTTGCGGACTACCTCCCCCGAGTCCGCGGCGTGAGCCCGCACACCTCGCTCAGCTATCGCGATGCGTTCACCCTACTTCTCCGCTTCCTCGCAACCCGCTACGGGCGCGATGTCATCGACCTCGACTTCGGCGATCTGGAGCCCGATCACGTCGTCGCCTTCCTCGAGCACCTCGAGGCCGATCGACGAAACTGCGCGACGACGCGGAACGCGCGGCTCGCCGCCGTGCACGCCTTCGCTCGCTACGCTGCCTCCAGCCATCCCGAGCAGCTCGAACGGTGCCAACAGCTCCTCGCGGTGCCATTCAAGCGCGCCTCCCTGCGGGTCGTCGAGTACCTGGAGACCGCCGAGATGCAGGCCATCCTCGAGGCGCCCGATCGTGGGACTCCTGATGGCCGGCGTGACCACGCACTGATCCTGACGATGTTCAACACCGGCGCGCGGGTGCAGGAGATCCTCGACCTCCGCCCGGCAGATCTCCAGCTCGTGAGACCGCTACAGCTCCGCCTCGTTGGGAAGGGACGGAAGGAGAGGTTCTGCCCGCTGTGGTCGCAGACCGGAAACGCCCTCCGCGCACTGCTTCACGAACACGGCACGGACCCGGCTTCCGCCGCCCCGCTCTTCCGCAACCACGTCGGCAAGCCGCTGACCCGCTTCGGCATCGGGTATCTGCTTCGCAAGTACGCCGGCCGCGCAGCGCAGCGCGAGAAGACGCTCACCACGAAGCACGTCCACCCCCACATCCTGCGCCATACGACCGCCGTACATCTGCTCCAGGCCGGCGTCGACCTCGTGACCATCAGCCACTGGCTCGGGCACGCGAGCGTCGAGACGACCAACCGCTATGCCGCCATCGACCTCGACACGAAGCGCGCGGCGCTCGAGAAGGCCGGCCACCTCGGGCCTGCGGTTCCGGCCGCCCCCTCGTGGCGCACCGACGCGAGCATCCTCGAGTGGCTCGAGGCGCTCTGAGCGCCTGGGCAGCGTGCCGCGTTATGTGGAGCGACGCCCGTGCTCCGCCGCGCGGCGGCGAGGAATCGCGCGAGCACTCCACATGACGCGGGGCTCCACATGAATCGATCACGACCAGGCCGGCGTCGCCAAGGTCGAGGCGGCCGAGGGACTGCTCGAAGCCAGCCACGTCCACGCAGTAGCGCCCGAGGCGGTGGCGCCCGGGGACGTCGACGTGCGCGAGGAGGGCTTCGCTCCCGTCGAGCCCGACAGCGCGGAAACCACGCCGCTCGCCGTGCTCCCGGATCTCGGCGGTGTAGAGGCCGGCGGGGCGGAGGTCCGGGACGGCCTCGACGACGCGGCGGACCAGCGTCGTCTTGCCGCAGCCGGGCGGGCCGGTGAGGAGGAGCTTCGGCGGGTTCGTATGCGCCCTGCCTCGTCCGTGCCCTCGGGGGCACCGCCGCCGATCGTTGCCGCTCTCGGACCGGCCGCACTGCCTACGACGCCCGCCTGAACTCCTCGTACCGCGCCTTCAGTCGCTCGGGGTCGGGCCAGAGACTCCTCGACCGCGGCAGGAGGATCAGCCCGCCGTGCATGCCCTGAAGTCCGTGGCGCAGCATCGGCCCGTCGTCCTCCTCCATCACGTCCCGACGGAGCTCGACGCGGTAGTCCGGGCGGACCGCCAGGAAGTGCCGATCGAACGCCGCGTGGTGGAGCTTGCAGAGCGCCAGCCCGTTCTCGACGACCGGCTCTCCGGCGTCTTCCGCGTCGGCGACGATGTGTGCCGCATCCAGGAGTTCGGCGTGCCGCAGCCGGCACAGGGCGCACTGCTGCTGATAGGCCTGCAGGACCTTCTCTCGGAACGCGGCCTGGTGCAGGCGGTGCCGCGCCGCGGTCGTGATGTAGCGCCGCCGCGCCGAGCTGTCTTCCTCCGCGACGTGTCCGGGACGCACAGGCGTTCATCGCCCGCCGTGGTAGTCGCGGATCCAGAACAGGTAGCCGGTCACGCCGTCGAGCCAGGACGTGACGGAGTCCGCGCCGTAGTGGCGGGCGTAGGCCCACACGTCCGGCCGGTGCATGGGCAGCGAACGCAGCAGGGCCGTCATGCAATCCACGGCCACCGCCTCGTTCGTCGCGTCGACCGCCACTTCGGCGCGGTCGCCCTGGCCCAGGCCGAGGTCGGCGAGCGGCGTGTACTGCACGAAGGCGCACTCCGCCCCGAGCAGTTCGTACAGGGCGTTCGGGAAGTTGCTCTGGGACGCGGCCGCGCCGTGCCGGATGTTCGCCATCACCTCGAAGCGTTCGACCAGCACGTCGACGGCGAAGACCGGCGTCGCCGCGCCGTCGGCGTCCCGGCCCACGATCTCGAAGTGGTGAGGGCCGAGGTCGGGGGTGTCGAGCGGCCGGTCCGTGAGGATGGCGTTGCCCTCGACGAAGACCCCGTCCAGGTCCGCGCTCACCAGCTCGAAGACCTCGATCCACGCCCCGGCCGCGTCCTCGCCCATGCAATGGATGCCGAGGGGGACGCCCAGGAAGGCGTTCTGGGCGTCGCACCGCTGGACGATCGGACCAACCACGTCCGGCTCGCACGTGCCCACGGGCGTGCAGGACGTGCCATCCGGGCAGGTCCCGCATTCGTCGCCGCAGCCGTCGGAGCCGCATTGCAGCCCTGCGCAGTCCGCGACGCAGATGTCGGCCGGCGCGTCCGGCGGAGTCGGCGCGTCCGGCGTCTCGGTCGCGTCCGACGTCTCGGGCACGTCTACTGGCCCGGCCGTGTCACGCGGCGGTGAGGCGTCGACGCTCGCCGCCACGTCCGGTGGCACGGCAGCATCGGCGGCGACGTCCGCCGACGGCGCCGTATCCCCTGCGTCGGCGGCGTCCCCGTCCCGCTCTCCGGCGCACGCGGAGTGAAGCACCGCGACGGACAGCACCGCGGCCAGGACGGCCACGCTCTTCGCCCTCGCCCGATCAAGGTATCTGGCCATCGTTCGACTCTTGTCGTGCAGTCCCGGCGCACGCACCGTGCCTCTATCGTGGCACGACGATGATGCAAGGTCCACCCAGCCGAGGCGGGGCCGCGGGTCGAGGCGGTCGCCGTCGGGCCAGCCGATTCGTCGCTCATCACTCGCTGGACTCACGTCCCGCGCGTCACGTTCGGGTAACGAACGCGCCCCGCCCCGCCCCCCTCATCCCCCGCTCCGCCACCACGGCGATCGCGAACAGCACGTCCTCCTGCACGGCGACCGGCAGCAGCGCCAGGTCCAGGATCGGCGTGACCGGCGCCGTGCCTCGCCCGCGTCGTCCTGTTGAGCCCTCCTCCGCGGCGCGTCATACTGGTCCCATCCTTCTTCGAGGTCGACCGATGCGAGCCCGTCTCACTCAACCGTTGCTCCTGTGGCGCATGGCCGCGTTCGTCCTGCTTCTGCTCACGGCGGCGTGCAGCATCAACCCGCTCCCGACGCCGGCGCGGGGCGACACGGCCGGCGGTGTCGACGCGGCGGCCGCGGCCGACGTCGGGCCCCTGGCGCCGGACGCCGTGGCGCCCGATGCGGTGCCGGACGTCGTGGCTCCAGACGCGGCGTTGGACGTCGCTCTGGACGCCGTGCCGCCGCCCGACTCCGCATTCTGTGGCAGCGAGAGCCGCGTGGAGCTGGACGACGCGCGCTTCGCGCCGGTCTCCGTCACGACGGCCGAGTACCTGATGGACTGCTGCACGGGGTTCGCCACCCGCTTCCACGCGGCGTCCGCGGACGGCATCGACGTCTCGGTGCTCCTCATGGTCCCCGGCCTCGACAGCTTCGTCGGCGAACTCGATCTCGCCCGCCTGCCGGACGGCATCCCGGTGCTCGTCCGGAGCGGGGCGCCGGCCGCCGAGGGGGACGCCGGCTGGCGGGACTTCGACGGCACCCTCGCGGGGACGCTGTCGGTCCGAGACGACGGGGCGGCTCCGATGCGGCGCCTGGTGTCGCTGTGCCTGACCGGCGAGCGAGCGGCCCCGGTCGCCGGCGCCGCCTTCCAGCGGCTGCGCCTGAGCGCCGCCGATGTCGGGCTACTCGTGCCGCGGAGCGGCGGCGAGGCGGGCTTCGCGCTCTATCTGCTGGTGGATCCGGAGGCCACGGCGGTCGCCGCCGCCGCGCTGCCTCTGGCCGACCTGGAGCTCGCCGCAGCGCCGGTGGTTGACCTGAGCGGGGTCGAGTCCTACGAACTCGCGACCCACGGCGTTGCGCTCCCGACGTGGCGGAGCGGCGAGGGCATCCGCGCCACCCTGCCGCCGGTCGGCACCCAGGGGCTGCCGTTCGTGGTCGTCTCCGGGGACGAGCGGCTCTACCTTGGTGCGTTCTGGACCATGGTGTCGTCCGAGGCGTTCCCCCATCCCGTGGTCGTCGTCGAGTCGATCGACCGCCTCGGCTTCCGCATCGAGGGCGGCTACCCGAACGGCCCGGGCGATCCCCCCGACCCGCGCGCCGATCCTCGACTGCTCGCGGCCCTGCGATACGCGGGCAAGCTGGTCGAGTAGAGAGCGGGGGGCTCGACGCGGGTGCGGGTGGATAGCGCGGTGACAGCGCCTCGCCGCCGCATCCCCCGCTCCGTCACCGGCTCCTTCCCGTCCACGGCCTTCGCGAACAGCACCCGCTCCTGCACCGCGACGGGCAGCAGCGTGAGGTCCAGGAGCTGCGTCACCCGCGCTCTCGACACGCCGAGCAGCCGCGCCGCCTCGGCCGCGTGCTCCACGATGCCGTCATCGATCGCCTCCTGCAGCCGGTGCGCGAGCGCCAGCAGCAAGGCCACCTTCGCCGGTCATGCGCACGGGCCGGCGCTTCTTCGGCGGCGGGCCCTCCCGGAAGGCGACGGCCTTCCCGCGCACGCGGTGGTAGCAGCCGGTGACGAGCTTCGTGGGCTCCTGGGTGTCGTCGTTCACGCTGCCTCCTCGGCGTCGTCGTCCCGCTCTCCGCTCGCCTACCCGACGCCCGACGGCGAGACCGTGCAGCTCGGCCAGCGGGAGGTCACCTCCTTCTGGAAACCGGCGCTGTGGTTCACGAAGGGCAAGTACGCCGGCCCGTGGCTGGGCGACGTCGCCAAGCCCGAGCCGAGCGAGCACGAGACGCGCTTCCCGGGCTGGGGTCCCGTCGAGAACGGGATGCTGGACCTGGTCCGGCGCTGCACCCGCCAGGGCCAGGTCGTCTGCGACCCGATCTGCGGCGGCGGGGCCACCGGGGTGGCGGCACCGGCGGTCGCCGTGGTCGCGGGACGCCTGGTCGACGTCAACGACGGCTCCGAGTGGGTGCGGCTCGCCTGGCGGCGGGACGGGCGCTGGACGGAGCACGTCCTGCCCCGCGGGACGATCGCCGACTCGCGCGCGCTCGTCTCGGTGGCCGACGCGGGGCTCGCCGTCACGACCAGCACGAACAAGGAGCTCGTCGAGTACCTGGCCGAGTTCGAGGCACTGAACCTCGACCTCGGCGTGCTGCCGCGCACGAGCGTGTCGGAACGGCTGGGCTGGCAGGGACCCGACGGCACGCTTGGCTTCCTGTGGGGCCGCACGCACCTGCGAGCCGGCAAGAGCACCACCGTCGGCATCACGTTCCACGGCGCCGACGCGGGCGACGAGCAGCTGGCCGACGGCTTCGTCGCCAGCGGCACCTTCGAAGCGTGGCGGGAGGCGGTGGCCGAGATCGCTCCCTGCCCGCGCGCGCTCCTCGCCTTCTACGCCGCCCTCGCGCCCCCGCTGCTCACTCGATCTGGCGTTCGCGACGTCGCACGGCAAGACCATCTCGCTGCGGACCGGCGCGTCCTGCTGGGGCTGCCCGGACGAGCGCCTCGCCGCGACCGTGCTGTGGTCCTGGGACGTGACCCGCGTCTGGATCGAGCGGGCGAGCGGTGTGTTGAGCGGGCTGCCGCTCCTGCTCGACGACACCAAGCGGGCGCGGAAGCCGCAGCTCGTTGCCCAGACCCTGTACGACGTCGCATCCGGCCGCGGCCGCGGGCGCGGAAGCATCAAGGGAACGCGCCGCTCAGGCAACTGGCGGACGGTCCTGCTGTCCACGGGCGAGCAGCCGGCGGTGAACTTCAGCGAGGACGGCGGCACGCGAGGGCGGGTGCTCACGCTCTGGGGCCCGCCGTTCGGGCGAGCCGACGACAAGACGGCCGCGCTCGTCGGGCGTCTCGATCTCGCCGTCCGGCAGAACTACGGCCACGCCGGACCGCGATTCATCCAGTTCATCATGGCGCATCGGCACTAATGGCCAGCGTGGCGAGCGGAGTACCACAGCGTCCAGCAGCAGTACGTGGAACGCGCCGCCGACCATCCCGTGATCGGACGCCTCGCCGGGTACATGGCCGCGTTCGACGTGACCGCCGCCCTGGCCCACGCGGCGCTCGACCTGCCGTGGGCGTACCGCGACCCGATCGAGCCGCAGTGGGCCGACCTCGCTGCCGAGGGGGCCGACGCCGACCGGGCGCAGGCCACGCTCGGCTACGTCGTGAGCTGGAGTCCGCCCGACCGAGGGGCCGGCAACGCGACGTCCGCCCGACGGCGCCCCGGACCAACGGATGGACGCCGGCGTTCGTGCAGAGGCGAGGGAGGACCGGGCTGCGCACGCCGTCGATCCTTCTCCTCCGGCTGTCGCGCCCGAGGCACGAGCCCGCCACCTCCACCCGCCCGCGGGCGACTACCGCTTCACGGTCGACGTCGACGACGACGCCCTGGCTGAGGTCGCGCGCATCCGGGAGCGAGCCAACGCCTGCGGCTGGACGGACGACGACCTGCTGCAGAACCGCGGCCGCATCCGCTTCCCCTGCGGGCCGGACTGGGGCCTCGTCTGCTTCCTGCGGCACGGGCAGCGGGTCGGCGAGGTCACCGAGCTGGCGATCGAGCTCGTCCTGGTGAACGGCGTCGTGCAGCACTTCCAGCGGCCGAGGGGACGGACGCGGTGACCCTCTCGGTGAGCCGCGCAGGCGGCGCCCGCCCTCCCGCTACCGCCACGGCCCGCCCGGCTCCCAGGTCCGCTCGAACGCCTGCCCGGCTACGAGGGCTTCGACCGGCGGCAGCACGAGCGCGGCGACAGCCTCGACCGCCTGCTCGAACGTCGGCACCGGCTCGGGCAGCCGGACCTTGCGCACGAACGCCCGCCACTGCGTCTGCTTCGTCGGGTCGTTCGCGAACGCCGCGGTCAGCGCGATCGGCGTCCCGGTCGGGAGCGGTGTCCTGCGTCGCTTGAACGTCTGCTCGATGGCCTTGGCGAGCACCTCGCCGTCGAAGCCGCGCTCCCGGCCGAGGAACCACAGGTCGTAGAAGTCCTTCATCCGGGAGTTCGGGAAGTCGAGCACGACCATGGCCTCGAACTTCTCGGCGATCATCGTCTCCGGCGTGGTGCCGAGCAGCTCCGGCTCCGGGAGGTCGAGCAGCGAGCCGTAGCTCAGGCGCATGGGCTGCGGCGTCACCACGTCTCCGAAGCCGACGTCCACCTGCACGGTGACCTGTGCCACGCCGAGTCGCCCGCGGCAGAGAACCTGAACGCCTTCGTAGTGTGCGTGCAGGCGGATCCGCTGGCCCTCGACCAGGGCGGGGTCGAACACCATCCCGTCGTCCTCGACCGGGACGGCCAGGCACTCGCGGACCATCGCGACGAGCTCGTCCACGCTGCCGGGGGTTCGGTCGAGGAGGTCGATGTCGCGGGTCGAACGCACCAGCGGGCCGCCCCAGACCTGGAGCATGAGCGCGCCTTTGAGGACGACGCGCTCGGCATGCGGCGTCCGGGAGACGCGGTAGAGGAAGCGCTCGATGGCGTAGTACTGCAGCACCTCGTTGAACGGCCGGCCGTCCCGCACGGCCCGCGCCTTCAGCCGCGCGCGGACCGACGCGGCCATATCCTTGGGCGGGGGCTTCACTGCAGCGCCTCCAGGTACGGCAACATCACCTTGTTCACGCGGCAGATGCGGGCGAAGTGCAGAAGCGTCGCCCGGGACGCCCGCTTCCGCTCCAGGCACAGCTTCAGCGCCTCGATCGCGAGGTCGAGCCCGAGCTGGTTCCGGAAGCGGAAGGCGTCGGCCACGGACTTCTCCGGGCCGTAGACGCGCACCGCCACGCCGTCGATCTCTCGCGTCTCGACGCCCTCGGTCAGCGCGGCGCCGGAGAAGTGGAAGACACGCAGGGGCGGGTAGTCGAGCCGGGGCGTCTTCACGTCCCGCGGCAGCGCGACGTGGACCTCGTGCGGGATCTCGTTCGTGATCTCGTGGAGGGCCAGGGCCGACACGAGGCAGACGACGGCCCGCGGGATGCGTGTGGCCACGGCCACGAGGTCGGGCTCCGACAGGTCTGGCAGGTCGGCGAGGCGGTAGACGCCCCGGCTCACCGGCACGACGAGCCCGAGGTCCCGCAGCCGGTAGAGGGCCTGCCGGCGAACGCCCAGCCGCTCGGCCTCGGACGTGCGTAGCGTGCCGCCGTGCGCGCGAATGACCCGGGCTACCTGCTCTGTGGTCCGTCGCCCCATTGGTAGACCTTACCTGACCGACGCCGACGATGCCTCGCCGGCTGTCGTGGCGGTACGGCCCCCTTTCGAACCGTGCGTGCGGTTTTCCCGCACACGGCTCACGGGTGATCTCTCGGGTCGTCGCATTACGCAGCCTCCGGGTAGCGGACGGTTCCTCGCAGACGGTGCAGTCCGAGGCCCCAGAAGAAGTCCCGCGTCCAGCGGTCAGCCTCGCCGGCCTTCAGGTTCCGTCCCTTCCGCCGAACGAGGAAGCGGTGGAACCGGCGGTAGACGTAGGTGTCGAGCTGGTTGAACTTCTTGGCGGCGTTCCCGGTCCGGAAGTAGTTGCCCCAACCTCGCAGGACAGGATTGACCCGCGCGATGATCTGGCGCAGGTCCGTGATCCCGTTCCAGCGCTTGTCGGTCAGCTCCTTCACGCGTGTGCGTACCCGCTTCATCGCGGTCGTCGAGGGCCATCGCTGGAGGTAGTACCGGCGCCGCCGGTATTTCGCCCAGAGTGGTCCGCTCATCCGCTTGTGCAGGTGGCAGCCGAGGAAGTCGAAGCCTTCCGTGCCTCCGGTCAGCTCGACCCGCCTCGTCTTCTCCGGGTGCAGCTCCAGCCCGAGCTCGTCTTCCAGGACGCCCCGGATGACCCGCTCGGCCTCCTCGCAGGCCTCCGCCGTGTCGCACATGACGACGAAGTCGTCGGCGTACCGCACGAGTGTGCCCAACTGGGCATGCTCGGCCGTCCACCGCTGGTCGAGGACGTGCAGGTAGATGTTGGCCAGCAGCGGCGAGATCACTCCGCCCTGCGGAGTGCCCGCCAGGCTGCGGGTCACGCTGCCCTCCTCCATCACCCCTGCCCGGAGCCACTGCCGCAGCAACTTGAGCACCCGACGGTCACTGACCCGCCGACCCACGAGTTCCAGCAGCTTCGAGTGGTCGATGCTGTCGAAGTACCCGCGGATGTCCGCGTCCAGCAAGAAGTTCCCCGCATCATCGCGGTACGCCCGCTTCCGCAGGGTCTCCAGCGCGCCCGTCGCGTTTCGGCGTGGGCGGAAGCCGTGCGAGCACGGCAGGAAGTCCGCCTCGAAGATCGGCTCCAGCACGATCTTCGTCGCCGCCTGTACGATCCGGTCGCGCACCGCCGGGATGCCCAGCGGCCGCAGCTTGCCGCTGGCCTTCGGGATGTACTGCCGCCGGACCGCCAGCGGTCGGTACGTTCCCGCCTGCAGCTCGGTCTGGAGCTCCCGAAGGATGCCCCCCACCCCAAGCTGCTCGATGTCGGCCACCGTCTCGCGATCGACGCCGGCCGCACCACGATTCGCCTTGACCCGCTCCCACGCCATCCACAGGACGTCATCCCTGTGGATGCGGTCGTACAGGGCGTGGAAGCGGCGCCCCGGGGACCGCTTGGCCGCGGCCCACAGCCGGCGTTGGAGGTGGCGTGCTTTCTCGTCGGTCGATGGACCGATGGGGGAGTTGGACCGGCTCTGTTGCCCGGCCATGCCCTCGCACGTGGCCCCGCTTCCGGCACGATCACCGTAGGGGTCCTTCCCTCGCCCGGCGTTCTGCTGCGCCGGGGTCAGCAGTACTACGACCCCCTCGGACTCCCGCTGCGCGGCGCTCGATTTCGCACTCGGCTTATACGAGGCGCCTTGCCCCGACTCGGGCTGCGCAGACGGGCCTCTCCTGTTCCGCGTCGGTCCTTGCGCACGTGCCGCCGCCCGTACCCCGGGGAGACCCGGCGAGCGCTCCGGAATCGGCTCGTCGGGGATCGCCTTCGCCGTGACATGAGCGGCTCGGCCCTCCCATTGTTCATCTGTCGAGGCTGCAGCGTTCACTTGATGTTGCGGCCCGCGCGCTTGCTCCCTCCGAAGAGGCTTTCGACGCCCCGCTCGGGCCGCCGGAGTCTCCTCCGACGCCTGGGGCTTGCTACCCGGCGCTCCGGCGCCTACCGGGACGGGACTCTCACCCGTTGAACCGACGCAGCGTGACCCTGGCCGGCCGCCGAAGGGCAATTCGAGCTGCTGGCCGTTGTCGTCAGGACGCACCATGGGGACGAAGTTACCATACCCGTAAGCGACTGTGGTAATTTTGTCCCGACGCCCGCCGACCGCCGACGGCCGCACCGGACCCCCGCCGCCTCCCCTCCCCGCCCGCCTGCAACAGCCGTCCCCGCCGCGGCGTAGGAGCAGACGTAAGAGGGCGCGGTGGGCCCGGCGTTGGCCTGGCCGCCCTGCCCTCCCGGACCTGCGCGAGGAGCGATGACGTGGCAGCTCGACAGCGACGGGGCCCGGCGTCGGCAGGCGCGCAGCGAGGTCGGGATCGGGGCCACCAGGGTGTCGAGCAGGACCGATCGACCCCGTCCAGAGGTTCTGGCGGTAGTGATAATCAGAGGCAACAAGGGCACGATCGACCCGGTGGTCGCGGACCGGGAGTGGACGGCCACGGCCTCCCCGCCCGGGCCGGAGATGGCCGGGAAGCGCATCACGGCCGGCGCCCCGCCGGCGGTGGGACACGCCGGTGCCGGCGTCGGAACCGCAGGCTCGCCCGCCCCGGCCGCCGGCACCTACGCCCAGGCCAAGACCGCCGACGCCCTCTTCAAGGCGAAGCTCCGCCAGCTCGACTACGAGTCGCGCACCGGCGCCTTCGCGCGGACCGCCGAGGTGGAGCGGCGCTGGTTCGAGCTGGCCCAGGGCGTCCGCAAACGCATGATGGCGATCCCGGACCGCCTCGCCGCCGAGCTGGCCGCCCGCCGCATCTGGGCGGTGAAGGGCACGATCAACACCCAGCACTCGCCCCCACCCGGTCTGGTCGGTTCGGCCCGGCAAGCCGATGAGGGGCAAGTACGACGTCTACGCCGTCGGCACCGACACGGCGAAGGAGCTGCTGTTCGCGCGCCTGCTCATCGACCGGCCCGGCCCGGGCTACTGCCACTTCTCGAAGCCACACAACGACGAGGTCTACTTCTTCCAGCTGACCGCGGAGAAGCTCCGCACCCGCCACAAGGACGGCCGCCCGGTCTACTTCTGGTGGAAGCCCGACAACCGCCGCAACGAGGCCCTCGACTGCCGCGTGTACGCGATGGCGGCGCTGAAGTCGCTGCTCGCCATGGGCGTGCGGCTGGAGGGGCGTCCGAAGCCCGCCCCGTCCGCCGCGACGCCGGCGGCGGCCGCGACGAAGGGCACGGGCGGCAGCGCCCCGGCCCGGGTCACGCGCGTCGGGCGGTCCCGGACGGTCGCGCCGCGAGGGAGCGCCTGGGCCGGGATGCCGGGCAGCGTCTGGGATCCCGGCCGGCGGAGCCTGTTCTGACGATGAGAAAGTGGAGACCGGGATGGCACGCGCCAGGACGATAGGCGGGACGCGGGTGGGCCGCAGCACGTGGTCGGGCGCGCTGGCGGTGCTGCTCATGGAACTACTTGCCGCGTGCCTCGCGGGCACGGGGATCGTGATGCTGGGGCGATGACGGGGGCGGCATCCAGCCGCGCCGCATCACGTCACGTAGTACAGCTCCGTCCCCCGCACCGCGAAGACCCGCAGTGCGCCCCGTCGGCGCAGCACCCGGATCTGCAGGGCCGCCGTATCCGGGTCACCGATGGCCTTCACGACGTCGTCGAACGTGCAACCGGGGCGGGCGCGGACGTACGCGAGGACGCGTTCGCCATCCACACGACGGCGGATGAGGGGGCCTCGCCCGTTCACCTCCGCGGGCACGTCCTCTTCGACGGACTGGCTCGGTGCGATGACCTCGGGAACAGCTCCCGCCACCGCGGGCTCCTGGGGCATCGCGGCCTGCTGCGGCGAGGAGTCCTCATGCGGCGCCCGGGCCCGCCGCGCGCCAGCCCCGCTCCCGGGACGTCCGAACAGCCGCCGCAGGTCGTCGATCGTCAACGCCTCGAACGCAGCCCAGAGCCGCTCGTCCTCCTGCGCCATGGCAAGGACGTCGCCAACGGTGGCGGTCGGGGGCACCGCCTCTCGCAGCGCCGCCCGCAAGGTCTTGGAGACCAATGCAGCCTCACGCCGGTGGACCTCCTCCTCGACGAACTGCCTGAAGGCCATGTCGCACTCCTGGGGGGTGGGGCGGCGGCCGACGTCGTGCGGCTCACGCACGCCGGGTGCCGACGAGGCGCGCTGGTCCTTACCCCACGCGCCCGGCGGAGTCCAGGCGCAGGCGGCCCTCACGTGCGGGTTCCCGCCCGCCGGTCGAGGAGACCGCGCTGAAATCACCTCAACCACTTAATCTTCTTCGGTTTTCTCGCATGAAGCCCTTGAAGTCGTCCGCGGGCGATGGCTATGTGAAGGCACATCCAGGGCGACAACGCACTGAAACCAAAGGCAGAACGGACGGAGGCGCAGCATGAAGAAGGACCACACAACGACGATCTGCACCCGCACCCACACCCGCAGCGGCGCCTGCGCCTGCGCCTGCGGCGCCTGCGGCGCCTGCGCGCGTGGCGCCTCGGCCGACGACAAGCACCGCGTGAACCAGCGCGACGTGCGCCAGCTCCTCGGCCTCATCGCGGGCTGCCTGGACCACCACCCGACGGCGGCGGCCGAGACGGTCCGCCGCCTGATCGACGCCGGCCAGGAGGACGCGCTCCCCGTCGTGCTCGAAGTGTTGGAGAGCGAGCGGGACGACCGCGGGGAGCGCCGCGTGCAGCGGCTGAGGCGCGCCTCGCAGCTCCCGCCGGCGAAGACCTTCGCGACGTTCGCGGACGACCGGTTGCCACGGCCCCTGGCCCGGCAGCTCCAGAAACTGGCCCGCGGCGACTTCCTCGACCAGGCCGCCGTCCCGCCGCGGCCGCCCCTCCGGCCTCGCCGACGCCCTCGCCCGCGCGCACGAGTTCCAGGACCTCCTCGACACGGGCCGCGTCGAGAACCGCGCCGCGCTAGCTGAGCGCTACGGCATCACCCGCGCCCGCGTCCGAAGCTCGGCGTCGCTGCACGAGCCCCTGGCCGTGGAGGCCGCCAAGCTCGCCGTTCGGGTCCCGCCCCAGGTGCTCCGTCGGACCTTCAACACGCTGATGGTCCAGGCGGGCATCGACCGAATCGTGCTGCGCAGCCAGATGGGGCACTGCTCGGAGCAGATGCCCCAGCGCTACTCCGGCATCCCGATCCAGGCCAAGGAGCTGGCCGTGGCCCGCCTGGTCGAGCTGGCCCAGCGGCCATAACTATGGGAGTTGCTGTGGGATCTGGCCTGTTTGGGGGCCAGAACGTGTGGGACTTGGGACCATCTGCTGGTCACGGGCAACAAAAAAGCCCGGGGTTACCGGGCCTTGCGGCGAGTGGGCGATACTGGACTTGAACCAGTGACTTCCACCGTGTGAACGTGTTCAGGCCGCCCGCGCGCGGCCTGCTCCCGTTGTAGTTCAACGACTTACCGATGCCGGGCGACGCCCGGAGCACCGTGCAGCCAGCCGATTGTGGGTCGCCGTGTGGGTTGCTTCGGCGCAACCCACAGAGGCCGCCACTCTCATCGTGGGCCGGTCGCGGCGTTCGCGTCGATCCGTGCCGCCCGGTCGTTGTCGGGCGGCGGGATGCCGCAGCGGTACTCCGCGGCCCAGCCGCCGGGTGCCTCCAGCCGGAATGCCTGCTGGCCGAGCGCCGCGCATCCCGTCAGGAGCAGCGCGAGGGCGAGCAACGCAGCGACCGCGGCGAGGATGGAGACGAGGCGCTTCACGTCAGGTGCCCTCGCCCGGGCACGCCGGCAGCGGCAGCGCCGGGAGCACCCACGGCTCGTCCGGGTAGGCCAGCACGTGGACGACGGACTCGGTCACCGCCGCGGCCTCGCGCTCGACCCACTCCGCGAACGCCTGCCAGCGGCAGCCGACGCCGGCCACGCCCATCACTGCCCGCGTGAGCGCCACGACGGGCCCGAGCGTCTGGTCGAGCAGCTTCCGGACGGTGGCCTCCGTCTCGGCCGACACCCTCGGCACGAGGCCGTTCGGACGGCACGCCGCGGTGTCGATGCGGATGTCGGGGCCCGCCGTGAACCACTCGCCGGTGCTCGCGACGCGCCCCGCGAAGTCGCCGCCGGTGTGCGCGATGGCCGCGGCCGCGCTGAAGAGGTAGCAGCGTACCGTCTGGCCGCTGCCGGCGGAGACCGCGGCGCCGCGCTCGGCCAGCGGCTCGAGCGCGGCGAGGCCGGCCGCCGTGACGCCGGCGACCACCTGCGCCGTGGGCGAGGCCGGCTGCAGGTTCGGGCCGCCGTCGGGGCCGTTCGTGGATGTCGTGCCGCAGGCGGCGAGCGCCAGGATGCACGGCAGAAGCACGCGGAGCAGGACGACGCGTCCCCTGGACGAGAGCATGAGAGCCTCCTCGGTTCGGATTTGGTTCGTTTCTGGTTCGGATTTGGTCGACCGGCCCGGCGCGCCGGCGCTACGCGATGGGCGCCTCGGGGTGGACGTGGTCGGGGGCCGCCCCCTTCGCGCGTCGCCGGCGCCGGACCAGGTGCCCGAGGACGACGGCGCCGACGCCGCCCGGCCCGGCCAGGACGACGATCGCGTTCGCCACGAAGTGGGCGCCGGCAGGCAGGCACAGGGCGCCAGGCGCGAGGCAGGCCGCCCCCGCGGCAAGCCCCTCGGCGCCGCAGGGGGGCAGCGCGCCGCACACCGGCTGCGCGAGCACGAGGGCCGCCAGAGCCGCGAGCGCGGACAGCACGCCGGCCACGATGGCCGTGGCGCCGCCCATCATGCCGGTCGACTGGCGCTGCGGGATGGCCTTGCGGGTCGCTGCCATGATGCATCGCCTCCCCTCTTGCGGCCGCGGCCCGGCCTCGTGCCGCGGCGGGCGTCTCTGTCTCAGTCCCGGCCCATGAGCCGGCGGAGCTGCCCGCCGGCCATCCAGTTGACGTCCAGGCCCTTCGACTCGACGCAGCCCGTCAGTCCGGCTGCCTGGACGCCACGGTTCGACCACTGCCACAGGATCCACTCCGTGAACGGGCCCAGATCGCCCGGGTCGGGCTTTCCGTTGTAGCGGACGATCCAGAGGTGGAAGAGGTCGGGCAGGCTGCGGAACTCCGCCGACCAGCGCGCCGGGTTCCTCGAGCCCGCCAGGTGGTCGCAGAGGAACGAGTACGACGAGTAGAGGATGGGCCGGCGCCCAGTCGCGTCCGCGAACTCCCGACCCGTCGCCAGCGCCCAGCGCACGAGCCGCGGCGGGTCCTTGAACTTCCGGTCCTCCAGGTCGAGCACGGGCGGCAGGTCGAGGTCGTAGTTAAGCCCGCACGCGGTCATGAGCTGCGCGCGGTTCCACCCCGGCGTCTCGTTCGTGTCCGCGAAGTGGTAGGCCGTCGTGGCCATCGTGGCGGACCGGGCGCCCTCCAGGTTCGTCCGGAAGTGGCGCGCCGTGCCCCGCTGCGACGCCTTGAGCGCCGCCCACCGGACGCCCTTCGCACGCAGCCGCGGCCAGTCGACGGTGCCCTGCCAGTGCGAGACGTCGACCCCCAGGAGGATCTCTGTGCCGAGCGCCTTCTGCACGACGGCGTCGGCCACGCCCGTCGGGATGCCGCGCAGGCGCTCCTGGCGAGCGAGGACGGCCGCCTCGGTCTGCGGTCCGAACTTCCCGTCCGCGAGCGCCTCGGGGATGCCGAGCGCGCGCTGGAGCCGCCGCACCTCCTGCCCGTACATGCCTCGCCGCAGCGGGAGCATGGTCGCGCCGGGGAGCGTCGCCTGGTAGCGCACCTCCCGTGCGATGCGTCCCACGCGCGCGGCCAGCGCCGCAGCGATGACGCGCTCAAGGGGACTGGCGAGCGACAGCGGCTGGCCGGCGGTGGCGGTCATCGGCGCACCTCGCAGTGGTTCTGGGTCTCGGCTGGCCTGGGCGGCAGGGCTCGCGGTCTACCCGCGGACGATCTCCATTGCTGCCGGCGTCTGCCCGTTCGGCCGGGCCGGCAGGCGCGCACGCACCTCCGCCGCCAGCTCGCGGTTCGACGCGCTCAGCTCCCGGAGGGCCTCCGCGAGCTGCACACGACTGACGGCGTCCTCTCGCGTGACGACCAGCCGCTCGTTGGCCGCCTCGTGCTCCTGCTCCTCGCGCTTCTCGCGGTCCGCGCGGGCGGTGCGCTCGTCCGCGATGCGGCGCCGCCACAACTCCCCCACGGCGAGCACGAGCGCACCGACGAGTGCGCCCAGGGCCCAGGTCGCCAGGGTGCCCCCGCCGTCCGCGGGCGTAGGCGGGATAGTGAAGGGGCCGGCGGTCTGTGCCAGGAGCAGAAGCATCGAAACGCCTCACGATCCGGAGCGGAGGGGGGCCGTTTACGGCAGGATCACGTACTCACACGCGACCCAGAGGACGCCGGCCGTGATCTCCTCGACGTCGATCGTGGCCTCCACGGTCTCGGACGTCGCGAGGTAGGCGTAGTTGGCCGGCGTACCGTCCACCGCCGTCGGCTCGGGCGCGTTCACGTCGTCCCACGTCGTCCCCACGTTGATCGCCGTTGCCGCGACGAGCGAGGTCGCCCCGATGTCCAGCGCGATGGTGGCGAGGTCCGAGCCCGCGTTGCTCGTGAACCCGGTCGTGACGATGTACTCACAGTGCGTCTGCATGGCGCCGGCCGGGAACGTGAGCCCCAGCGAGACGGGCGAGAGCGCGGCGGTGCAGACGTTGGCGAGCGGCGCGCCGGCCGGGGTGCAGTCGAGTCTGCCGAACGCCCAGCCGCTCGAAACGAAGCCCGGCACGGCCGGAACCGCGGGCGCGGAGGGGACGGTAATCGTCACCGTGCGCGCCGTCAGGTCGCCGGCGGCCCCGATGCCGGCCCCGGTCATCGTCAGCGTGGCCGGGCTGAGGTCGCCCGCGATGTCGACGTCGCCGGAGAAGTCGACCGTGGGCGCCGTGACGTCCAGCTCCACTCCGACGGCGTCGTACGCGATGCTCACCGCGTCGGCCGTGTCGAAGAGGACCGGCACGCCGTCCTCGAGGTCCACCCCCACCGTCGTCACCGCGACGCCCAGGGCGGCCGTGACGAGGCCGTCGAAGTCGCCGGAGCCCGTCGCGCCATCCAGCAGGATGGTCGTCGCACCGTGCGGCCCTACGACGATCGACGTCGCCACTTCCGCCGTGCCGGCGATCCCGTCGATCACTGCGCCCGGCGTCGGCAGCGAGCCGAAGAACCACGCCGTTCCGCCCACCACGCCACCCAGCTCCGCGCCCGCGGCGCCGAACGTGGGGACACCCGTCGCGCCGTCGATGCTGTACATCGGGGTGCCGACGGGCCCGCCCGTGAGAGTCCCGACGACGTTGGCGTCTCCGCCGACGGCCAGGTCGTCGCCGATGGAGATGTCCCCCGGGAAGTACCCGGGCCCCGGGAGCACGGTGCGCAGGTCGTTGATCGTGTAGGTCGTCGCGTCGGGCTCGGACCCGCCGACCACGATGGAGCAGACGGTGTAGGTGCCGGTGAGGCTCGCGTCCGTGTCCACCGTGATGACCGGGTCCGGCCACTCGACGCCGTCGCTCGTGGTCTCGCCGTAGCCGACGTGCACGTAGTAGGTGTCCGCGCCGGGGTTGGCGTCCCAGTCGGTCGCCGCCTCCGCCGTGAGCAGGTGCAGCACGCGGGTGCGGGAGACCCAGGCGGACGCGCCGGTCGCGTAGTCGTAGAGGCAGCGGCCGGCCGTCACGTTGACGTCGAAGCCGGTCCCGGCGACGCACTTGAACCCGTTGCTGACGCACCCGGCCTGGTAGGTGCCCTCGCCGGTGCGGAAGAGCTCGCCGAGCCAGTCCTGGACCATCTTCGAGGCGAGCTGCGTCGCGCGCGCCAGGTCCATCGGCGTGACGCGGGAGGTGTCGGCGGCGACGCCGCGGGCCTCCGTTCCCTCGCCGGCCTGGGCGGGCGGCGGCGCCGCGGTCGTGACGGCGAGCGTGAGGGCGAGGAGGGCCGCGACGAGCAGCCCCAGCGGCGCGCGATTCGTGCGCATGGTCGAGCCTCCTTCGATGGTCAGGAACAGCGGGAGCGGGAACGGGACGTCGGTCGGAACAGGAGCGGCGCGGGCGGCGCCCGCGCGGTGCGTCAGGTGGTCAGGGTCAGGGTCACGGCAGCCGGTGCCGCGTGTAGTTCACCGTGACCGCCCGCAGGCGCGCCACGTCCCCGGTGCCGGCGATGAGCACCAGCATCAGGGGCTTGCCGCTCCCGGGCGCGTAGGCCCCGTTGAGCGTGATCGTCTGCTTCGACACCGCGCCGGTGGGGTTGCCCGCCCAGCTCTTGACGTCCGACACGGCGTTGGGCGTCGTCGCGCCTGCGGCGAGCGGGTCGTCGAGCTGCATCACCTGCGCCGTCACGCTGCCGCCGTTCGTGTTGGGCGTCTTCATCCAGACGTCCACCGTGACGGGCTCGAGCGTCACGCCGTCGGCGTCCAGGTGGTCCGGGACGTCGAGGAGGTAGGTCGCCTGCACGGCCGCGTCGGTGATGACCACTTCGCCGTTGGCGTTGATCTTGGACGTCGTCGCGGCGTCCACCGATCCGCTGTTGATCGGGAGCTTGACGGCGATGCTGGGGCTCTGCGGCAGCGCCAGCCGGCCGTCCTCGTAGACGTCGAGCAGCGCCGCCGGCGGGTTCGTCTCCGGGAGCGCGTCGTCGAGCATGAACCGCAGGAGCTTGTTGCCGCCGGCGTCCTCCGTCGCCCGGATGCGCATGGCCCGCATCCCGACGCTACCGCCGAGGACGACGTCGCAGGCATCGCCGTCGTCGGCCGGGCCGTTCGGGTAGCCGTCGGGGCCGGCGACGCGCCACTCGACGGTGTCGACGCCGTCGCCGGCGTAGGTGCGCCGGGTCGCACGCAGGAAGATCTGGTAGGCCGCCGCGCCCTCGCCGGCGTCGCGGCCGTGGACCTCGAGGACCCACTGGCCGCCGGCGCCCTGTGAGCGGCGGAACACGACGCGACTCTCCACCGGCGAGCCGTCACCGCCGAGCGTCAGGTCGTCCCAGACCGTGAGGTCGTTGCGCACGAGCAGGTTGTTGCGCACGAGCAGGTCGAGAACGGACGCCGCGAACGAGGTCTGCGGCGCCGTGCGGGTGTCGGTGATGTCGCCCGGGACGATGGCGACCGCGCCCAGCCCGACGAAGATCTCGGCCACCTTGAACCAGCCCGCGTCGGGCGTCGGGACCGGGCCGCCCTCGACGCCCGTCTTCACCTGCACCTCGCAGCTGTCGAGGTAGCGGGTGTAGACGCTGACGTTCGACTTGTTCCCGGCGCCGTCCATGTACGGCACCGTAAGCGCGTCCTGCTGCGTCTCGACGGCGCGCACCTGGACGATGTCCGTCCGGTCGGCGGCCCCGCCCCCGTCCACGCTCAGGAGCGCGTCGGCGGCCAGCACGGCCCGACGCCACAGGAGCGCGTAGGGGTCGGCGCTGTGGTCCTCGTTCACGTAGTGAAGCGCCCAGCCGGCGTTGACCTTCACCACCAGGTTGGCCGTCGCCTCAACGAGAAATCCGTCGTCGGCGCAGACCGTGATCGGGTTTCCGCTGTCGTCGAGCGCCAGCAGCGGCCCGAGGATGCTGTCGTTCACCCGCTGCGTCGCGGCCTTGTTCGTGTCGACGAGGCGCGTACGGGTGTAGAGCTCGCCCTCGTTCTGGTGCACGCGGCTGATCTGCGGGTTCACCATCGGCGCAGTCCTCGTCCGGCGGCCGCGGCGGCCGGTGACAGGGTCTCAGGGTTGGTCGGGTGACGCCGGGCTCAGGCCGCCCAGTCGGTGTACGGGTTCGGCAGGATGCGGACGGTCCCACGCACGCCGGCGAGCCGCAGCCGCGGGACGGCCAGCGCGATGGCGCGCAGCACGTTCTCGTCCGGGTCGCCGGGGTCGGTGTCGCACCAGCCGTCGCCGACGGCACGGTCGCAGTAGAAGTCCTCGCGGTCGCAGTAGGCGACCTCGCGCTGCACGACCGGCGGCTCCTCGACGAGCACCCACAGGCGGTGCCAGGGGCTGTCGTCGACGATGGCCATCGGCCGGTCGCAGTACGTCTCCCGGCTGTCGGTCGCCGCCGTGCCGTCGTCGCTGCAGTAGCACGACGCGCCGAGCGGCCCGGCGTCCGCCTCGACCACCCAGAGGCGCTGGCCCGTGCGCAGCAGGAGCGTGAGCTCCGAGGCGATGCCGCCGGGCGTCACGCCGCGCGGCTTCAGCTTCGCGCGTGGCGCGGCGCTCGCGTCCGTCTCGCCCTGGAGCCGCGCCGTGCCGCGCTCGCGCAGCAGCAGGTCGAGCCAGCGCGTCTCCGCCGTCGCGGCGTCGAGGCGCAGCAGGAGCGCTGCGGCCCGGTCGCGCTGGACGCCCAGCGCCGCGGCGAGCCCCCAGACGAGCACGTCGACGAGCGGGTCGTCCCGCAGCCACGACGGCAGCAGGCCGCCGTCCGTCGCCTGGTCGTGGAGCTGCGTGTTGGTCGGCAGCGTCACGGCTCAGGCTTCCGGTCCAAGGGCGGTCACGGTGATGGCGGTCTCGGCGAGCCGCAGCGACCGGCCGGCGCCCGGGACGACCGGCCAGCCGCCCGAGTGCGTGGATGCGACGTCGGAGACCTTCTCGGCGCCGCCGAGGGCCGCGTAGACGGCCGCGTCGAGCCGCTCCTGGTAGAGCCGCTCGTCGGGCGCCATGTCCTCGACGGCCTGCGAGCCGGCCGTCTGCGCGTCGGCCGTGACGGCGCCGGAGTCGTAGTCGGTCGACCGCATCCGGACGACGATGCCGATGCCGGTGACGTCGGTCCGCGTGCCCTTGACGACCTCGACCCGGATCCCCGCCCCTCGCCATGCCTCCAGGGCCGCCGTGACGGCATTCTTCAGGAGGTCGGTCGCGTTGCCGTCCACGTCCCCGACGAGCAGGCGCACGAGGCCGCCGTCATCTGGTCCGGCGTCCGACTCGTCGACGGCGGCCGCCGCGACGCCCGGGACGCTCTTCGCGCCCGTGATGAGCGCGAGCACGGTCCCGCGGGCGAGCGTCTTGACGTAGTCGTAGAGCCAGGCCTTGTACCTGTCGTCAGACCACGCGTCGTCCCCGCCGGCGCCCTTCGCCGCGTTGGCGATGACGACCGTCTGGTCGGAGAGCGGCGGGTCGGCCGTCCAACTCGCGCCGATGGCGACGTTGCCGGCCTTGCCGGCCGTGACGGCGCGACACTGCACGGCGAGCGGCCCGAGCCCGATCAGCGTGTAGGCGATGACCGGGCGGAACTGGACGGCGTCCTCGGCGTTCGCCAGGTCCGTCTTGATGACCTGCGACGTGCCGATGGCGACGTTGCCGGCCGTGGCGCTCGCCCGCGACAGGGCCAGCGTGATCGTCGCCTGCGCCGCGGCGCCGCGCGCTGCCTCGGCGCCGAACAGGTCGGCGGCGAGCGCGTCGATCTCGCTGCCCGTCGCGGTCGCGAACCACTTCGCGAGGAAGCGCCGGGCGATCTCGACCGAGAGCAGCTCGGCGAGGCGCGCGGCGCCGCCGCCGTAGCCGTCGTTGGCGCTCCCCTCGGCCCAGTCGGAGAGCTGCGGGGCGCGGCCCTCGACCTCGCTGCGGTAGGCGCTGTAGCTGTCGTCGAAGCTGCTCATGCGCCCGTCGCCCCCGTGCTGATTCGCAGCCCGTCGTAGGTGAACGTCTGCCCGGCCGCCCGCACCCAGACGGTGACCTCGACGAGGCCGGCGTCATCGACCGTCGCGTCGAGCTTCGTCACCGCCTCGACGGCCGGGTCGCGCTCGAGCGCCTCGCGGATGCGGCCGCGGATGCGCGCCAGGTAGGCGGCGTCCGCCACCTCGTTCTGCTCGTCGGGGAGCCCCGCGCCCCAGCGGGGGCGGTGGAGCAGCTCGCCGGGCGCCGTGAGGATGAGGTGCCGGAGGCGCTGGCGCAGTGCGTCCGTGCCGGTGACGAGCGACAGGTCGCCGCTCGAGGTGACGGCCAGCGGGACGCGCAGGTCGCTGCGCGGTGCGAGCGTCGTCGACATGCGCCCCTCGTCCCGCTCAGGCGAGCGTCCCGGTGCCCGTCACGGCTCCGCCGCCGGGCGGCGCCTCGAGCGCCGTCGGCTGCACGACCGCGTCGGCCTTGATGCCGGCGTAGATGCGGCGAACGATGACCCGCCAGCGCGACCGCGCCATCTCCGCCTGCGCCTCGTTCAGCCCCAGGTCGGAGAGGATGCCCTCGACCACGGCGTCGGCGGTGTCGTTCGTCAGCGCCACGATCAGCCCCTCCCGACGGGCGGCGGCGTCTTCTCGGCCAGCACGCCGGCGCTGTGATCGGTGTGCATCCCGCCCCACTGGCACATGCAGGCGCCCGTCACGACGCCGTCGACGTACGCCAGCGGCGCGTCGCTGTTCGCGAGCTTCACGGCTGCGGCGCCCTCGACCCGGACGGTGCCGGTCGTCGTGACGCTCACGTCGCCCGTCGCGTGGACCTCGACGCTGTCGCCGTGGCGGACGACGATGACGCGCTTGCCCGGGCCGACCCCGGCCGGCGTCGGGCTCTTCAACGTCTGCAGCGGCCCCAGGAGGATGGCCGCGTTCGGGTCGCCACCCAGAAGCGCGACGAGGACCTCCTGGTCGACGTCGGGCTCCCAGAAGTCGCCGTAGCCGTCGCCGGACGTCGCCCCGCCGTAGCCGAGCATCCGCCGGCAGGTGACATCCTCGCCGCCCGCGGCGAGCGTCACGCGCACGAGCACGCCCTCGGCGTCGTACTCGACGCCCTGGACCGTCCCGATGGCGAGGTTGCCGGCCATGGCGGCCAGCGCGCGGAGGTGCTCTTCCACGTCAGCCCTCCACGGCCAGCGCGTTGACGACGTCGCCCGAGAGCCGGTAGCCCTCGTCCTGGCTCCAGGAGTGGGTTGCCCGTGAGATCTGCCAGGGCACGAGCAGCTCGCGCCAGTTGTTGATGAGCACGCCGGCCACGTCGGGATCGAGGCCGGACGAGACGAGCAGGTCGAGCGCCTCGGCGTCGCGCGGCCCGTTGCCGCGCAGCCCCTGGACGATGAGCCCCTCGGTCGCCGCGTCGACCGCGATCCGGACCGTGTCTCCGGCATTGAGCCGCGTCAGGTCGTGGGCCCCCTCGCGGAGCTCCATCGTCGAGAAACTGCCCGTCATCTGCTGGCGGCGCAGCAGCTCGTAGGCCTGGCGGGCGACCTCGTCCGCGCGCGCCTGCGTCCAGTGCGGCCCCATCCGCGGGCGGTACTGCGTGTACTCGCGCTGACCGCCGCGAATCAGCTCCCTGCGCGCCGGGTAGCGTGCGGTGTAGACGCGGCCCTCGCGGTCGTTGTAGCAGCGGACCTCGACGCCCGTGACGCGCTCGCGGGTGAGCCGCCGCGTGATGGTGAGCGAGGTCAGCGACTCGCCCCAGACGAACCGCGGCGTCGCGAGCAGCGAGCCGCCGTAGACCGCCTCGGCGGCCGACAGCACGACCTGCTCCCCGTCGATCCAGATGGTCCAGCCGACCCGCGCGCACAGCTCGGCGAGCGCGCTCCAGACCGGCTGGTCGGCCTTCCAGCGGAACCAGCGTCCGCGGGCGGTCGCCGTCCCGGGCCAGGGCGCCGTCAGGACGTTCGCCGTCCCGCCGCCGCGGACGACCACCTGCGTCGCGAGCGCGCGCGTTTCCGGGTAGTTCCGGAGCACGTCCGCCACGACGAGCGGCAGCGGCCGGTCGGCCCGGACGCGGAATTTGCGGCCGCCGTCGCCGCGTCCCCAGGGCGTGTCGATGGCGAGCTGGGTGAAGTCGCGGCCCTTCAGCGACACCGACTCGCCGCTCTCGGAGAGGTCGAGCGGCGGCTCGTCGACGAACCCGACGATGAGCGGATCCGACTGCGGCAGCTCGGCGTCGAGGCTCCCGGCGTCCCCCATCCACACCCGCACGCGGATGTCCCGCAGGGCGCGCGGATCGACCGGGAACGCGTCGCGGGGCAGCGACAGGTCGAACGTGTCGGCCGTGTCGTGCGGGTTCTTCTCGACGGTGGCCGACACCGGCACGAGCCGGTCGAACCGCAGGTTCGGAACGAGCTGCTCGCGGGGAGCGCTCGCGCCCCACAATTCGAGGTCGACGCGGCACTTCGGGTAGTAGGTCGCCACCGTCCGCGCCTCGTCCTACTCCGGCACCCGCAGGCGCTGGCCCGGGGTGAGCCGCATCGTCGTGAGCCCGTTGGCGTCCGCGATGCGGCGCCACTTGTCAGCCGTCTGGTAGTACAGCAGCGAGATCCCCGGCAGGCTGTCGCCCTGGATGACCTCGTGCTTGCGGCCCGTCGCCTCGCCGTCGGTCGCGGCGAGGAAGGACCGGATCATCTCCAGGATGCGCGACTGCGACAGGCGCGCCTTGCCGGCCGTCTCGCGCAGCACGACGCTATCCCGGATGCTGTCGAGCGTCTCGTCGTCCACGGCCGGCGTCGCGTCGAGGGCGCGCGCCCGGGCGGCGAGGTTCGCCCAGCCGGTCTGCGCGGCCGTGCCGATGCGCAGGATGCGCTGCCGCAGGTCGAGCGACGCCGCGACGACGTCGAACGGCAGGTTGGCCGCGTTGACGAGGTCGCCCAGCGTGTTCTCGACGCCGTAGACGATCTGGAGCAGCTCCAACCGCATCGGGTTGAGCGCCTGCCAGGCGCCCATCAGGCGGTCGCGCGCGCTGCGGAACTGGTCGAGGATGCTGCGGGCGTCCGCCGTGTCGTTGAGCAGCACGGCGGGGTTCAACGCCTGGTCGCGCCACAGCCGCGGCACCCAGGGCGCCACCTTCACACCCGGCCCGGAGTCCGGCCAGAACACCAGCCGGTACTCGAACGCCGTCTCGTCCTCGTGGTCGATGTGGCACTCGTCGAGGAGCCCGGTGCGCCGCAGGTCGCCCCACTCGAGCGTCACCTGGCGGGCCGCGCGGAACGTCCGGTCGAGCGCCTCGGCGTACGTTTTCGCGCGCCCGGCGGCGCCGCCGCTGAACGTGTCGTCCAGCCGCCCCTCGAACGGGATCGGCTCCTCCTCGACCCCGAGCACCTGCGCCGACTGCTGCCGCGCGCCCTTGTAGTGGGTCTGCGATCGGCGCAGCCTGGCGCCCACGGGGAGCGGCGCCTCGGGCAGGAACGGCCCGTCGAGCTCGGCGAGCAGCGCCCCCGTCGCGGCGTCGAGGAAGCGCACCGCAGCGGCGTCGGCCATCTGGTGCGTCTCCTACCAGCCGCGGTGGATCTCGGTCGCGTTGAGCCCGTTACCGGCCCGGGTGCGGGGGGCGCCGACGGCGGCCCGCAGGAGCACGTCGCGCGTCAGGATGGCGATGCGCTCCGGGTTCGTGGCCCGCTCGATCTTGATGGTCACCGGGCCCACGTGGACCTTCGGGGGCTTGATCCAGCCGAGCGAGCGCCACAGGAAGTCGTCGGCCTTCTCGGCCGCCCACTTGTTGCGCGAGTCGGCGATCTCGGCGAAGCGGTTGAACGCGTTGTTGTACATCGCGATCTTGCTGGCCGCGCCGGACGCTGCGCTGGCGAAGTCGTCGATCGACTTCACGCCGATACCGCTGAGCTTCTCCGAGAAGCGGGACACGGGCTCGCCCCACCTTGCGTTGGCTCCGGCGGCCTTCAGGATTTCAGCGTTCAACTGCTCGACCAGCGCGATCTGCTTCATCGCCTGGGCGATCCGGTCCTCCTCGACCTTCTGGTAGCCGAGCTGCGCCTTCCGGACGCGCTCGAACAGCGCGTCCTTCTCGCCGACGACCATGGAGTCGGTCTGGTATCCGCTGCCAAATGGGCCGGTGTGGGGCGCCATGTAGCCGCGCAGGGCCTCGGCGATGTAGTCGGCCTCGGCCTGGGACCGCACTCCGAAGCCAGACAGCTCGCGCCAGTCGGCCTTGCCGGTCTCGCCGATGCGCTTGAGCTGCGCGATCATCAACTCGCCGCCCTCGCCGGTGTTGAACGCCCCGCGGTCGACAGCGTCGTAGATGGTCTTGCCCGTGAGGTAGATGACGTCTGCGGCCATGCCGATCGTGCCGATGGCCCCGAGCGCCCTGCCGGCGACGTCGAGACCGCGTCCGGCGGCGCCCTTGAACCCGATGTATTCGGCCCGGGCACGGTCCATGCCGGTCAGGCGCTCGGCGCGCTGGACGTCGCGGGCGACGAGGCCAGAGCTGTCCCGCTCCGTCACCATCCGGTGGTAGCCGTGCTCGCGCGACCACGAGACGTCGTCGCCCGGCATGCCGCCGAGGCGCCAGCCGCGGGCCAGCCGCGCGGCCGCCTTGTCCGGGTCGCGCTCGCCGCCGGTCATCATGCCGATGCCGATGCCGCGCATCCCGCCGGCCATCTGCCGGCCCTGGCTGAGCGCCCACAGGCCCATCAGGGCGCCGGCGTTGTCGGCCGCGAACTGCGCCGGGCCCTTCAGCAGGTTGTAGGCCCCAACGAGGTCCTGCCCGATGCTGCGGGCCCAGTTCTTGATCGCGCCCTCGTTCTTCTCGGCCCAGGTGGCCAGGTCCTGCATGTCGTCCTTGAGGGCCTCGAACAGGCCCTCGCCGGCCGCCATGAGGGTCTGGTCCTTGACGTCCGAGAGGGTCGCGAGAAGCCCGCCGAACGACTGGCCGCTGCGTGCGGCGACAGCGTCGAGCCCGGCCAGCGCCTGCGACAGCCGATCGAACGCGCGGCCCGGGTCCTCCTTGGCCATCTTGTTCCAGGCCTGGACGTCGCCGCCGAGCTGCTTCTGCAGCATCCGCCAGACGACGGTGTCCTGCCCGGCGGCGCCGCCGAGGACCATCCCCATGGACTGGGCGATCTCGTCGTACGAGGACTGCGGAGCCAGGCCCTTCAGGAAGACGCCGCGCTTGACCAGCTCCTCCATCGCCGCGTCGCCGCGCTTGGCCTGGAGCATCACGGGGAGCATCGTCGAGTAGATGCTCAGGAAGTCGCGGGTGTCGCCGGGCGAGTCCTTCGCCATCCGGCGAAAGCGCTGGACGGCCCCCTCGGCGCGCCGCATGCCGTCGTCGAAGTCTCGGACCGCGTCGTTGACGAGGAAGGCGCCGGCAACGCCCTGTGTCGCCTGCTCGAGCTCCGAGAGCCCGGCCACCATGCTCTTGATGCCGAGCCCGACGCCGATGCCGACCGCGGCGGTGAGCGCCATCTTGAGCCCGCCGAATCGCTGCGTGAGCCGCTCGGCCTGGGCGTCGAGGCGGGCCAGGTCCTTCCGCAGCATCTCGGCGCGGAACCCGGTCTCGCCGGTCTGCTTCCCGAGGCGCTGCACGGCCTGCTCGGCCCGCGCGGTGTCGGCCTCGTAGCGTTCGATGATGTGGTAGACGGCGGAGAGACTCATCGTCGCCTGCCCCATCCTGCGGCGCCCGCGGGCGCCGTCACGTCAGCGCTTCCCGACGGGTCCCTGCGGGCCGCTCGTCGGGTCTGGCGACTCGTCCTCGACCACCTCGGCGATGGCCTCGTAGAACGACAGGAACACCCGGCAGGACCAGCGCATCACGTCGTCGCGGCGCTGCGACCCGTAGCGACAGACCTGGGCGATGCGGCGCTGGAAGTCCTCGCGCAGCTCGCCCATGTCGCTCGCCGGGAGGCGCTTCACGCCGCCGGAGCCTCCGCCTCTGCGGCCGCGGCCGGGCCCGCCGCCGGTACGCCGGTTGCGGCGTCGACGGGGCGGGCCGTCCGGAAAACCGCAGCATCCTCGGCGAGGCTCGTGTTGCCGAGCTTGTCGAGGACCGCCTCGAGCTGCTGCACGTCGCGCAGCCCGCGGGCGCCCGGGAACGCCTTCAGTAGCCCGGCGCCCTGCAGCTCCTGATAGGTGACCTTGCGGCCGTTGATGGAACGCAGGCACAGCCGCAGCGTCTCGCGGCGCTGGAGCGTGACGGCCTTCATCGCCGGCGTGGAGGCCGGGACGAGCGCCATCGCGCGCTCGGTCAGCTCCATGTCCGGCTCGGCCAGGACGGCGCGTGTGCCGCTCGTCGTCGTGTACTCGACCAGGATCTCGTCGCTCATCGGGTCCTGCTTCCCGTGACCTGGCGTGGTCGTCTACCCTGCGGCCGGGCGGCGGCGCTCCCCGCCGATGAGGGGATTGAGACGTCTACGCCTTCACGCGCGGCTTGCCGTTGCGCCAGTTCAGCGTGATGGTCGCGGCCGCGTCGCCCGAGCCGCTGTCGTCCGCCCAGATGCGGCAGCGCTGGTAGATGTAGGTCCGCCGCGTGCCGTCCGGGTACGCGTCGGTCTTCGCGATCTGGATCTCGTCGACCGGCTTGCCGTCGAAGAACTGCGTCTCCAGGCTGTCGATGAGGTCATCGACGCGGGTGTTCGTCCGCTCGACGCTCACCGTGCCGCTGTGCCCCGAGTAGACGACGTACGTGTCCTTCTCGCGGCTGCCGAGCAGGGCGCGGGTGCGCACCTCGGCCTGCTGGTTGACGGAGAAGCCCGTCGCGTCGATGGCGCCGATCGGGACGCCGGCCTTGAAGACGCGGATCTGCACGTCGCTGCTGAGGACGACATCCTCGGCCATCGGAGCCCTCCGGTGCTGCTGCGTGGTCTGCGGGGTGGCGCGACACGAGGCCGCGCTCCCGGCGTGTCAGGGACGATCGATGCGCTCGGGCTGTCGGTCAGACGGAGATGCCGCCCCCGCCCCCGCCCGACGTCTCGGTCGTGATGACGACCGTGGTGCCGATCATCGACCGCACGACGATGAAGCGGCCGGGCGGGTAGAGCTGGACCTTCTGCACGACGTACCACTCGCCGGCCGCCTCGGAGGACTCCGTGTTCAGCGACGTGTCGTCGACGCTGAACGCCTTGAGCATCTTGCGCGGCGGGTCCTGCAGGTACTTCAGGTAGTCGGAGATGGCCGCCCGGACCCCCTCCTTCCACTCCGCGTCCATCGGCTCGTTCTGGTAGCTCTCCAGCCGCTTCGCCTCGGCGCGGTGGATGAGGTCGGCCATGCGGACCTGGAGGAGCAGCCTGCCGTCGGAGTCCGCGACGATGCCGCTGCGGGCCTTGAAGCCGCCCGACGACAGCTGCTCCATCGCGCCGATGCCGTGGTTCAACGCGTCGATGTAGTCGGCCCGCGTGATCTGGACGCCGTCCTCCAGCGCGATGCAGCCGGTGTAGGCGCTCTTCGTGCCGGCCGCGGCGATGTCGCGGTGCGGGCTGATCTGGGCCGCCGCGGCGCACTGCCAGCCGCTCGACATCGTGTCGACGACGCGGTCGTTCGGCATCGTGACCCGCAGGCCCGGCCAGCAGATGCGGGTCCGCGAGCCATCCGACGCGGCGATGAGCGCGGCGCGCTTCGCTTTCGCGTCGGCGAGCGCGTCGCCGATGGCGCAGCCGGCGAAGAAGACCCCGTAGCCACGCTCGAGGAGCCAGGCGTCCATGGCGGCGTCGAGGGTGTCCGACTCGAACTCCGCCGCGAACATCAGCTCGACGTCGGGGTAGTCGGCGAACGTGCGGAATCCGACCTTCGACACGTCGCTGCCCGCGTAGTCGGACGCGGCCGGCGTGCCGTCGGAGCCGCCCGCCAGGTTCGTCCACGAGGAGACCGTGACCGGCAGCGCTGCGCCGGACTCGCCCGCCGCGACGACGACCAGATCGGAGTTGCCGCCGACGCGCTCGACCATGGTGGTGAGCGTCAGGCCCACGTAGGTCTCGGCGCGGTCGCCCCAGCGGACCTCCAGGTCGAAGCTCGACGTGTTGTTGGTCACCTTGTACTGGATGCGGTCGCCCAGCTTGCCCGGATATTTCGCCTTGATGGTGAGCGCGATCTTGGCCGGCGTCGCGCCGTCCATCAGGTTCTTCTCGGCCCCCGCCTGGCCGGAGTGGCCGACGCGCACGATGTAGATGCCGCGCGAGCTCCACCGCTTCTTCGCGAGGCCGATGCAGCCCTTGTAGCCGGTCTTGCTGCCGCCGTCGCCGTAGTAGTAGTCGGGGTCGGTGTCGTAGCCGAAGAAGGCGCGCACGAGCGCGATCGGAGCGCCGATCAGGATCGGCGTGTCGACCGGACCCCACGGCAGCTCGGCGACGCACCCGACCACGCCGGCCCCGCCCGCGGTGAGCGGCAGCGGCGGGTCCTGCTTGTCGATGTAGAGCCCGTCGAGGGCCGTCCAGTCGAGGGGGTTGTTGCTGTAGTAGGGCTCGGACATGGTCCCCTCCGGCGGCCCGTCTCCGGGCCTCGGTGCGTGTTCAGGGCGCGAAAATGATCCGCGTCTCCGGACCGAGGCCCGGAAGCGGCGGCGAGCCAGCCGGACGCTGCGACTCGATGACGAGCTTCTGCGCCCGCGCCAGCGTCTCGCGGACGAGGTACGGGACCCGGACGGAGACGGGCAGCAGGGCCCGCGGCCCGGCCCCGTCGTCGTCGTCGTAGGTCGTCTGGCCGGCCGTGTAGCGCGCTCGCTCGGAGAGCCGGTCGAGCGTCAGGATGCGGCCGGTCAGCCCCGTCGACGGCCGACCGACCAGGTAGTCACGAACCGCCCCGGCGAGCGCCAGGCGCGCCGTCTTGCTGGGCGCCCACAGGTCGACCTGGAGCGTCGCCGTCCCCTGGCCGATCTGGTACGTCGCCACAGCCTCGGCCGGGACGGCACCCTCGACGCTCGCCACGCGGATGGCGCGCCGCAGCGCGACCTGGGCGGAGGCGAGCGTCACCGACAGCGCCGGCAACGGGCCGGCCTCGGGGCCCTGCCCGGGCGCCGGCCAGCCGACGTGGCAGCGGTCCGCCGCGAGTCCGAGCGCGGTCCGCAGGCCCGTGACGAGCGCGCCGGCCACGTGATCCCAGAGGTGGTCGGTCGCAGCCACGGCTCATCTCCTGCGGCCGAGCAGCTCGGCGTAGGCGCGCTCCATCTCCCGGAGCACGTCCTGCGCCCATGGGATGAGGCGCAGCTCGACGATGAACTGCGGCTCGATGCCGCGCATCGCGATGGCCCGCGCGATGAGGTACGCCAGCCGGGCGACCCGCAGGCGCCGCTGGCCGGTCGCTCGCTTCCCGCGGCCGAGCTCGGCCTGGATCGAGACGCGGGTCTTGCGCCAGACCCAGTCGTAGATCGGACCGCCCCAGCACATCAGGGCCTGGTGGTTGTACTGCCCCGGGGGCCACTTCCCGGGGCGGCGGCCGAGCTCGACGATGGCCGCGTGCGGCGCGTCGTTCTCGAGCACGACGGCGTTCGGTTCGTCGTGGACGTCCCAGGCGCGGCGCATCGTGCCCTGGTCGACCGGCGTCGCCCCGGCGGCCTCGCCGCGGTGCTTCTCGGCCGCCCGCCACAGCGCCCGGCGCTGGGCGGCGATGACGTTCGGCACGTGCTGCCGGAGCTGCTCGGCGCGCTGCTGGGCGGTGACCTTGTGGACGAAGCTCGGCACGGCGGAGCCTTCCCGGCGGCGCTACCCGTCCACGACCGGCGAGCCGCGCTCGACGTCGAGGCGCTCCGCCGTCGCGTCGTAGCAGTGGACGCGCCCGGCGAGGTAGCGGGGCTGCACCGCGATGACGCGGTAGCGGTGCCCCTCGGCCTCGACCAGGTCGCCGGGTTCGAGCGCGTCCTCCAGGAGCGCGATGGCTGTGTCGCCGCGCTCCGCCTCGCCGGCCGCGCCACGCTCGGCGCGCCGGTAGGGGCGGATGTCGACCCGCAGGTCGAGGCGCGTCTCGGTCGCGCCGACGAGCTCGCCGACGATGTTGCGCGTGCCGCCCGCCAGGCGCACGCGGATCGCGTTCGGCTCCTCGGGAAGGATCTCCGCGAGGTGGATCGCCACCTGCTCGGCGTAGGCGTCGGCGTCGATCATGGTACGCTGCGGACCCCGCCCGTGAGGGGATTGAGACAAGGGGATTGAGACGATCACGTCAGCTCGCACTCGAACTGGAGCGGCGCGCCGGAGCCCTCGGCAGCGAGCTTGCGCGCCACCCACTCGGAGCGCTCGGCCTGGAGCCGCTGGACCTTCTGGCCCTGCGCGAAGTGCCGGCCCCCGCCCAGCGAGTAGGCGTCCGCCAGCGGTCGCAGGCGGGCGATCTCGGCGTCGATGGCGACGATCGCCTCGTCGCACTCGGTGGTCGTGTAGTCGGGGTACGGCACGGGTCACCTCCGGCTGGCGGCGGACGCGCGGGCCGAGGCGCTCAGCCCTCGGCGGCCGGGTCGTCCCGCCTGTCGGCGGCGTCCGCGGCGTTCTTCTTCACCTTCGCCGGCGGGGCCTTCTCGGGCTCCGGCTTCAGCGAGAGGTGCGTGGCGTCGAAGGTCATGAACGTGAAGCGACGGAACTCGGCCTCGTCGATGACGACGAAGCCGACCGTCCCGTCGAGGTGCTTCGGGTCCGGGTTGCGGCAGACGTCGCCGCTCCGGATGTGCCCGAGCGGGTGGTTGCCGAGGAAGCGGACGAACGCCGGCGGCTTCTGTGCGGCCATGATGGCTCCTGGTTCCGCCGCCGGCGTCGCAGGGACGCGCAGGCGGGATGGACGTGGCGGTCAGGGGGACGCTGGTAGCCGGTCGGGCCGGCGTCGGGCCGCAGCCCTGGCGCCGGCCCTGGCCGGTACTACCAGTTGATCTCCCAGGTCTGCACGAACGACGGGCGGACGATCTCCGCGACGCCGTTCAGCGAGCTGATGAGCTTGACCTGGTCGGGGTCCTTCTGCTCCTCGGTGTAGACCGCGGCGCCGCCGGCGAACTGGTTCTCGCGGAGCTTGCAGGTCTCGAACTTCACCGTGGGCGTGCCGCCGGCGAGCGGGTTCCCGAAGCGGGCGAGCACGACCTGGTTCGCCGGCCAGCGGTCGGCGCCGGCGTAGCGGCCCTTCACGGCCAGCCAGCGCAGGCCCATGAGGTCGTACGGCTTGCCCTCGAGGCTCGCCTTCTGGAGGACCTCGACGTACTTGCGCTGGGTGATCGTGTCGGTCGCGCCGTCGACCCAGTCCCAGGCCGTCGGGCTGAAGACGATCGTGTCGGGGTCGGCGTCCGCGCCGTTCGTCTGGTTGAAGACGGTCTTCGCGGCCTTGATGTCGCTCAGCGGCGTCGCGGTCGCCAGGGTCGACCACTTCGTCGTCGGCCGCGGGATGGTCGACAGGCCCCAGCTCGCCGACTTCGTCAGGCCGTCGATGCTGTAGGTCGCGGTGCCGAGCAGCGCGTTGACGCACCAGGCGTGCAGCGTCTGGAGGACCGCGTCGCGGATGTCGCCCTCGGAGAGCAGGCGCTGCAGCTCGGCCCACTGCGCCGGGGTCGCCGCTCCGGCGACGATCTCGGAGAGCGACGCCTCGGCCTCGGTCAGCACGATGTGGCCGCGCGCGAACGCCGGGCCGACCTCGGTCTCGGCGACCGTGCCGCGGTTGAGCTTCGGCGACGCCTGGTTGATGTCCTGGACGGTCAGGAGCTGCTGCGCCGGCTTGTGGACGCGGATCTTGAGCTTGCCGCCCTCGGCGACGTAGCGGAACTGCAGCGCCGCCAGCGAGCCGCCCGGGCCGGGGGGCGCCGTGATGCCGAACAGCGGGAACAGCGGGAACTCGTCGGTGTCGACGAGCATCTGGACGAAGTTCTCGCGGAGCGTCTCGCGAGCGAGCAGCGTGAAGGCCATCTGGACCCCTCCTGTGTGCGGGTCGGAACGCCCGCGAGCATGGGACGATGCGATGCGAGTGCGAACCGGCCGGCGGCGCGGCGCCGATGACGAGCGGGCGCCGCCGGGCGCGGTCAGTCGACGATGAAGCCGGGCAGGTCGGCCGCCACGTAGGCGTTCCAGCCGGTCAGGAGGCTCGACGCCTTGACCATGGCCACCGGCCACAGCTTGCAGGGCCCCTGGTCCTGCTCGGCGATGAGCCCCGTGACCTTGTTCTGGTACGTGGTCACGATGGCGCGGTCCGTCGCGGCCTTGGCCGTCCCGGCGCCGTTCTCGAGCATGACGAGGTCGCCGTCCTCGAAGGTGATGGCGGCGCCGCTGAGCGTGACCTTGTGGGTGGTCTTGTTGACCACGGAGAGCGTCCGGGTGCTCGCGACGACGGCGCCGGTCGAGGGCCGGACGACCTTGACGACGTCGCCCACGTAGGCGTTCGCGGCCTGGCCGGCGACGAGCAGGACCTCGTTGACCGCCGCCTGGTTGCCGTTGACGAGGCCCTTGAAGCACGGGCGGTACATGCCGCTCTTCGTGCCCGAGGACATCTTGCCCATGATGGTGCCGCCGGCGATCTTGCCGAACGGGGTCGTGCCGTTGCCCGACGCGACCATGATGGGGCGCGCCGCGGCGAGCTCGCCGTGGTCGTTGAGGCGCCACACGACGTCCGACTCGATCCCGTGGTTGATGACGAACGGCCCCTGGCCTGCGCCCATGGTCATGGCGATGCCCTCCCCTGCCGGGCTACTGGCCCGAGCGGATGTGTGCGTCCCCGCGCGCCCCGCGGCGTGCGGCGTGTCTGCGGCTCAGCCGGACGGGCCGGCGTGTCTGCGTCGGTGTCGGCTCAGTGCGTCGTGGCGGGCGCGGCCGGGACGGCCCCGGTGGCCTGGAGGCCCTTCGCGACGATGCTCCGGATGTCCTCGGCGCCGCCCGCGCCCGGCGGCGTGGCGGGGGGCTTGACGCCCCTGCCGTGGTCGGTGACGGGCGGGACGGCGGGCGGGGCGGCCTCGCCGAACGTCTCCGGCATGGAGGCCTTGAGCGCCTCCAGCGCGTCGTCGACGCCCTCCAGCTTGCCGTCGGCGCCGCGCTTCACGCTGGCGCGGTCGAGGTGCGAGAGGAAGGCGCGGCGGCGGAGGCCCTTCTCGCGGGCCGTCTCCCAGATGTCGACGTCCAGCTTGTGGCCGTCGAAGTCCCTCGTGAGCGCCTCGTGCTGGCCCCTCATCTGCTCGGCCTGCGCCTTGAAGGTGTCGCGCTCCGCCTCGGCGGCCCGGACGCGCTCGTCGACGGTCTTGTCGACGGCGCCGAGCTTCTTCTCCAGGTCGGTCACCTTCGTCGATGCCTCGGTGGCCTGCGTCTTGAAGGTGTCGCGCTCGGTCTCGGCCGCCTTGATGCGGTCCTCGAGCGCCTTCATCTCTGCCTTGAAGGTCTCGTAGGCGTCGCCCAGGCGTTCCTTGTGGTCGGACAGCTTGAGTGGCATGGAACCTGTCTCCCTGCGGTGTGCGGCGGCGCGGCGCTCAGCTCGCGCGGCGCCGGCGCTTCGTCGTCGTGACCGTCTCGACCTCGACCTCGCCGTCGGGGTCCCAGCGGCGCGCGCGGTGAACCGCGCAGGCCCGGGCCGCCTCACCCGGGTCGGCGGCGACGTGCACGCGGCTGCGGCCCAGGACCTCCTGGACGGCGGCGTAGACGTCGCGGTCGTACTGCGTGAAGGCGTCGCCGGCTGGCAGCTCGCCGAAGCGGAAGACGACGGTCGAGCCGCCGCCGTAGTACATGCCGCCGCCCAGGCGCTGCCCGAGCAGGAACATCGTGTCGAGGCCGTGGTTGCCGCTGCCGGGGTCGCCCAGGCCGACGAGCGTGCAGCCGATCTCCGGCAGCCGCTCGGAGGCGACCGGGATGCCGTCCGGCGCGTACCAGACGAGCCCGAGCGCGTCGAGCTCCGGGATGACCTTCGCGCGCCAGTCGGTGGCGCCGCGCGCCCCGACGAGCAGCACGTCGATCGGCGCTGACGGCGTGACCATCCGCTCGCCCTCGGGCTGCGGGGTCGGCTTCTTCCAGCCCGGCATCGGCTGCTCCTCGGGGTCTGAGAACACGAAGGCCCGCGCCCTCGCAGGGAGGGGCGGGCCCAGACGTAACCGAATCCGTGTCGCGGCTGCCGTCAGTACGAGGTCAGCTCAGACTCAGCACTCATTCCGAGCGGACCGGGCATCTGCGTCCGGGGATCGCTGAGGTAGCGCTGGGCCGCCTCGTCGTACAGCGGGTGACCGAGCTCGCGCAGTCGCCACGTGGCGCGTAGCAGGTCGTCGCGGACGGCATCCGGGTCATCGAATACCGCGAGGAGCCGCGACGCGTCCTCGGGCGTCGCCTCGAAGAGGAACATGTCGACCTGCTCGGCGGTCATGCCCTGTAGAACGCCTGCCATGTCCGTCATGTTACTGCCTTCCGAGGAGCATCTCAATCACATCCTCGGCAAGACGGTCGACAGGCTCGCCATCGCCCCGCAGCACGGCGACGGCCTCGTCGACGTGCTGCGCATCCAGCTTGAGCTGGACCGCCACCTCGCGCATCCGCCGCTCGCCGAGCTGCAGGATGCGGCGCTTCGTCTCCGCGAGCTCTGCCTGATCCGCCAGCAGCCGGTCGGCCAGCACGAGCTCGGCACGATAGGCCTCTGCGTCGTTCAATAGCAGGCGCCGCGCGGATTCGATACGGGCCTCGGTCGTCGCCCCCCGGCGGAAGTCGTGGTACTTCGGGAAGCCCTCCCGCTCAAAGAATCGCAGGTGGACCGTCTCGTGCGCCACGGTCGAGATGTCGGGTGGGTCTCCCACCCGGATGCCGCCGGATGCCGGAGCCTTGCCGCGGCTGAACGGCGTGACGTACTCCCCGGTGCCCGGCGCGCCATCAACATCGAACCCGGCCCCGACGCGCTCCGCGTAGCTCTTCGCCGCCTCGAACGCTTCGCGGTGGTTCTCGCGGGCGTCGCCGTACACCGCTGCGGTTCCGGCCGGGTCCTCGTCCTTGACGAGCGTTCCCTCGCCGGCCTCGCTGCCGGACGCTTCGTCCTCCCACTCCGCCCGGGTCGCCACCTCGACCTCGCGGTCGTTCGGGCGGTTCGGCGGGTGCTGGTAGACGCGGCCCTCGTTGTCCTCGAAGGGCTCGTCGAGTTCCCGCACCTGGCCGTCGACGAAGATGCTGTCGGACCCGACCCGGTCGTCGCGGGTCGCGACGAGCTTCTTCCGGTAGCCCGGGTCGGCCTCGTTCGCCGCCCGCAGCCCCTCGAGGTGCGCCGCCGAGTAGCTGTGCGCCAGCTCGGTCCGGACGATGCGGTCCGCCTTCCAGCGCTCGCGCTCGCCGAAGCCCGTGACCTCCATCACGCGGTCGGCGTGCTGCCGCGGGAAGCGCCCCGCGAGCTGCGCCTGAGCGAGCTCGCGCTGGATCGCCTTCACGCCGTCGAAGCCGTAGCTCCGGACGCTCGTCTCGAAGCGCTCGAGCAGCACCTCGTCGAGCGTGCGGGCCACGGCCCGCAGGTTCACCGGCCGCGTCGTGCCCTCGAAGACCGCCGAGAAGCGCGTGATCTGCTCCTCGAGGTGGTCGAGCCCGAGGCCTCGGGCACGCTCTCCGAAGTCGACGAGCAGGCCCTTGCCGCCCGGCCCCGCCTCGCGCACGGCCAGCCGGTCCTCCAGGCCCTGCGCGATCGTCCGGACCCGCGCCATCGCGACGCGGTAGTCCTGCGCCGTGAAGCTGTCCGGGGCGCTGTCCTGGTAGCGCCGCAGCTCGCGCTCGAGGTCGCGCTGCGTGTCCTCGAGGAGCGCGGCAATCTTCCGCTGCGCGTCCTCGGTCAGCCCGTCGAGCTGGGCCCGCTGTCGCCGCAGGACGTCGCGGACCTCGGCGCCAGCGTCGCGTGCCACGGCTCACCTGTCCGCGGGCCGCTCAGCCCGTCGTGACCGTCGTTCCCGCCTCGCCGGAGGCGGCGGTCTCGGCCGTGCCGCCGGCGGCTGCCGCGACCGGCCGCCCGGCCGTTCCGGCCCTCGCCGTGTACGCGGCGCGTTCGGCGCCGCCCTCGGCCTCGAGGTCCGCGAGCGCCTTCTCGGCGTCCATGTCCTCGAAGGCGTGCTGCGCCACGAAGCGCACGGCCTCGGCCTGCGGCACGAGCTGCGCCAGGCGCGCCTGCGACGCCGTCTGCACGGCCCGCTGGCGGTCCGCCATCGTGAGCGGGATGGGCGCCGCCCATGTCGCCTGCACGATGGTGCGCTTCGGCTGGAGGGGCGAGCCGGCCGCCGTGTCGGCGCCGACCCGGCCCGTCTCTGCCGCGCCCCCCTCGCGGCGCAGCAGCGCCGCGGCGAGACCGCCCTTCTTCGCCTCGGCGAGCGCCGCGCGCAGCATCTTCTCGGCGAAGCGCTCAGCCTGCGGCTCGACCTCGTCGCGCCACTCGGCGACACGCACGATCATCGGCATGAACTTCAACCGGAGCGCCTCGCCCGACGGCTCGCCGCCGGCCTCCGGGTTGTGCACGACGACCTGCGCGAGCTCGTAGGCGCGCGCCTTCAGCTTGTCGGCGTGGGCGTGGGCCTTGACGACCCCCTCCCCCGCCGACTCCATGAACTTGAACGTCGCGTCCTTGCTGGGCGCGGCGAACGGCTTGGCCGGGTCGAACTTCTTCAGCAGGTCGATCGGCAGACCGGCGAAGAACGGCGTGGGCGCCGCGTTGCGGTGTGCCGCCCGGCCCGCCAGGCTCATCGTGAGGTCCCACTCGGCGATGAGCGTGGCCAGCGGCCCGTCCGGCTCACCGAGCAGGCACGGTCCGTCCACGGCCCCGCCGTACTCACCCAGCGGGCGGAGCCACTCGGCGGGTACGAAGCCCCAGCCGTGCTCGATGCTCCGCTTCGCGTCCGGCTTCCAGTCCTCCGGGCGCGGCGCCCGCGGGTCGCTGCGGGTCTGCGGCGTGTCGTAGACGACGCGCAGCTCCTGGTAGCGGACGATGGCCGTCGGCGTCAGGTCCTCGCGGACCCAGACGTCGGCGGGCTGGCCGCCTTCCTCCCGTTCGTCGATGTAGCGGACCGACAGGCGCACGAGATCGTCGGGCGCGATGCCGAACTTCGTCGCCGCGGCGAGGTCCTCGGCCGTCTCGGCCGTCTCGGCCCACACCGGCTCACAGTAGGCCGGGCCGTAGATGCGCGCCCGGGGGACGCCGAAGCGCCACGAGAAGACGAGCGGGCCGCTGCCGGGACACAGGCCGAGCGTGAAGGCGTCCGACCAGGCACCGCCGAAGCCGGAGGCGCGCAGCAGACGCTGGAGCAGCTCGGTCGCGTCGTCGTCGTCCGGCACGGCGAAGCGGGGGCGCCCTGCCAGCGCCGTGTAGCGGTCGACGATCTCTTCGCCGAGGCCGCTCTGCGTGGAGGGCTTCCGCAGCCGGACCGGGATGACCTGGAGCTGCCCGGGCTGAGCCTCCCAGGGCGCGCGATCGGCGTACTGCCTACCCAGGTACAGCCGCTCCAGGTCCCAGATGCGGCGCTGTCTGGCGGTCCCTCCGGCCACGGCGTTCGATGCCTCCCAGCCAACGAGGTCCGTCGTCGTCAGCGCGCCGAGCGCCACAGCGGCGGCGCGCGCGGCGGCCGACGACACCCGGCCACGGGCTGCGTCGACCCACCGCATCGCCGCTCACATCAGGTGGCCCACCGGATCCCACTCGTCCGGCTGGCCGCCGCCGCCCGCGGTCACGATGGCGCCCACGCTGTGCATCGCGTAGCGCGTCATGTCGCAGGAGTGGTCGTCTTCCTTGTGCGGCCACGGCAGGTTGCGGCCCGCCGTGTCCTGCGCCCAGCGGTAGCGCAGGAGCTGCCGCCAAACCTCGACCATGATGTCCGTCGCGAACGTCAGGTGCGGCCAGCGCTCCTCGTAGACGGCGCTGTCCGGCTCGTACGCGAGCAGCTCCTCGACCGTGGCGAGGCCGCCGCGGACGTGGTTGTTCGCCGGGCGGGCGTCGATGCCCGACGCCACCCACTTCGCGATGTCGTCCTGGGCGCTCGGGTCGATGAAGACCGGCACGTCCTGCCCGTAGTGGGCCCGGACGCGCTCGATCTCGGCGAGCGCGATGCCCAGCCAGGTCCGCGTCGACTGCGCCTGCACGCCCATGGGCGGGCTGGACAGGACGCCCTGCGCCAGCATCGCCCAGTAGCAGTGCCAGCGGCCGTCCTTCAGGCGTCCGAAGAAGCCCAGGGCGCCGGCGGCGAAACCCGTCCGTCCGTAGCCGGGGTCGTAGCCGGCGACGCGCTCGACGAACAGCGCCTCGTCGACGTCCCGCAGGTGGACCGCCGGGTTGAGCGCGCCCCAGATGGCGCCGGTCGGCGTGTCGAACGACGCCGCCCAGTTCTGCAGGTAGGCCAGCGACCGCGAGCCGAGGCGCTTCCGCGCCCGCTCCATCTCGACGGCGAGGTTCGGCAGGGCCGTGTTCTCGGCCGCCGTCCAGTGGACGTTGCGGCAGCCCTGCGCCCAGATGCGCCAGGGGCGCTTCGGCGTCGGGCGGGCGGCCTCCTCGTCGGAGTCGGGCGGCTCGTAGCGGTCGGGGTGACCGGCCTCCTCGGCCGCGGCCTTGTCGCCCCGCGCCCAGCGCTGCTCCCAGTAGGCGTTCTTGCCGTCCGGGGTCGTGTTGCTGATCGACCAACCGTTGCGGCGGTCGAGCGCCGGCTGGACGTTGTCGAAGACGGCTGGCTTGAGGCGCGCGGCCTCCTCGTAGAGCACCCCGAGGAGGTTGCGGCCGACCAGCTTCTTCGGCTTCTCGCCCGAGCGGAAGTCGATCCGGATGCCCAGGCCGAGCACCCACAGGGTGCGGCCGAACAACTTCACGCCGAGCTCGTCGGCCCAGCGCGACCAGACCTCGTCCTGCTCCTGCGCCTGGATGTCGGCCAGGTCGTAGTCGGGCGCCACGACCCAGAACGGGCACGGCGCCTTGACCTTCTTCAACCGCTCCTGGGCGAGCGGCACGGGCTGCCCTGGGCGCCCGACGACCGCTTCGAACCAGCGGTCGAAGTGCCCCTTGGGGAACACCAGGTCGCCGACCATGCGGATGCGGACGGAGTCCTCGTGCATCCGCTCGGCCGCGACGCGGCCGGTGTTGTAGCTCTTCCCGCCGCCGCGGCTGGCGCAGGCGTTCAGCTCGCGGGCGGCCGACGCAGCGAGACGCTCGGCCGGCGGGATGGGCGCGTACTCACCGAACAGGTCGACCTCGACGTCGACCCCGGCGAACTGCGGCGGCACCCAGACGGTGCCGGCCTCGTTCCAGCCCCAGGCCCCTCGAGTGAGGTCCGGCTGCAGGCGCGTCGGGCGTCTACCCCTCCGCGTCGCCGTCCTCGTCGCCACGCTGGCGGCTCCTCGCGGTCGGCGGCGGGCCGGCGGATGAAGGCGCCGACGAGGGGGCGCCGGCGGTCGTGGGCGCCGGCGCCACCCGCGAGCGGATGCTCCCCGCGACCGTCACGGTGCCGAGCGTGCCGGATGGGGCAGCGCCATCGGGCGGCGCGTCGTCGGGGTCCTTCTCGCGCAGCGGGCCCAGGCGCTTCCAGACGTCGGCCAGCCACTCGGCGGCCTTCACCGCGTCCTTCGGCGCGACGACGCTCTCGTCGTCCGCGCTCTTCCGTTCGGGCCGCCTGAGCGCCAGCGAGATCATCTCCCGGACGACCGGGATGAAGGCCTCGTCGAGGATGCGGCGGCCCTCGCCGACCACCTGCTTGGCGACCAGGTCATCCCAGCCCGGGAGGGTGGAGTAGTGCCGGACGGTCTCGGCCCGGTAGCCCAGGTCGGCGGCGACTTGGTCCCAGGTCTTCCCGATCGCTCTCAGCAGGGCGGCGCGGCGATGGTGCGGCTTCGGGCGCCACTGCGCGCGCGGGGTCTTGTGCGACTTCGCGCGGTGAGGGCGCCCCGGTGTCGTTCGCTCCGCCACACCGTCGCGACCTCCAGTCACGTAAGTGCCTGAAAACACGAAAGGCGCCGCGGGAATCCCGGGCGCCTCTCACACGAATCAGAGCATGACAGAAACATACGGATCTCCGGATCCAGCGCAAGCACTTTTTTCGGATCCACCCCTGCATGTTTCCCCGAGCCCCCCTCGGGCGGCCCCTCTATGACCCCCTCCGGCTGTCCCCGGTGCGCCCGTCCGGGCCGCGCTGGGCGGGCGTTTGCGCGGCGAGGAGGGCGTCCTCCTCGGCCTGCCAGCAACGCTCGCAGAGGTCGTGGTCGGCGCTTGCCCGCCGGCGCCGCAGCTTCCACGACCAGTAAGAGGCCGGAGCGCCGCACTGCGCGCAGACGTAACGCCGCTGACGCGGTCTATTGCAGCGGCGGGTCACGTCATCCCCCCCACCCCCGCCGCAGGATGCCGCGCTCCTGCATCCGCGCCCTCGTCTCGGCCAGCGCCCGCTGGAGCAGCGCGCGGCACCGCTGGTCACCCCACTCGGCCCCCCACCGCTCGCGGCACAACGCCGCGGCGGCCTCGCGGCCGAGCCCTCCTCCTCCGCTCCCCGCCCCCGACCCGCCACCTCCGCCCCCCGTGGTGAGCAGCAGCATCGCGAGCGCCACCTCTGCCTCGACGACGGGCCGGCCGCTCGTGTCGGTCGTGTCGGGCAGGCAGGCCGCGATGCGGGCGACCTGGAGCACCCGCGGCTCCCGGGTCGAGCCGCTCCCGCCCTTGATGGCGCAGCCGTAGGCCAGCCGCTCGGCCAGCATGTCGTCGAGCGAGCGCGACCCCATCAGGCGCTCGCGCTGCCGCAGATACCAGCCGATCGCCGCGCCGACGCTGCCGAACAACGGCATGTCGCCGCCGCCCACGGCCCGCAGCCGCGCTTTCTCCGCGGCGCGCAGCATCTCGTCGTAGATGCCGAGGTCCTCGACGTCGTGGCCGCAGGCCTCGCACGCGGTGACGAGGTGACCGTCCGGACGCCCGCGGACGGAGCGCCGCCCGGAGTCGCCGCAGTGCGGGCAGGCCGGCCTGATAGACTCACGCGCCGGCTCCTGCTCGCTCGTCGTCATCGCCCGCGCCGCCGACATCAGCCCCTCCCGCCCGTGTCGTGGACCGTCTGCGCGCACTCGCTCAACAGGTCGTGCTCCGCGTACCGCAGCCCCGCGACCAGCGCGTCGAGCTCCGCCTGGGACCGTGCGGCGCCCATCTGGATCTCCCAGAACCGGGAGCCGTCCTGCCGCAGCGCGACGACGACGCAGGCCCGCAGCGCCTGCGTGCTCAGGTCGGCCAGCATCTCTCGCATCGATGGCGGCTGGAGCCCAGAAACGCGCACTTCCTGCCCGATCCGCCTGATGTTCAGCGTGACGCCCCGCAGCGAGCCGTTGGCGCGTCGGCCGACGCGGAGACGTGCAGGGGTCGCACCGGCCGACGGTGCAGTCGTCGCCGTCGTCGCAGTCGTCGTCGCAGTCGGCATCGGCGCAAACGCGTCTGGGCCGCGTTCGCGCTGGTCCGCGCTGGCGGCGGATTCCATGACGCGCCGCGTCTCACTCTCGGTCGCAAAAGAGGAACAGGCGGCCGGCGGGCCGCTCGGGACGCGGGGTTCCTGGCACGCACGAGGGTCCGCGGCGTCGCAGTCGTCGTCGCAGTCGTCGTCGACGTTGCAGGAGACGCCGAGCATGTCGCACGCCAGCGGGACGGCCTTGCCGCGCCCCTCCATCTCGGCGGCCCGAACGGTTCGCGGGTTCACGCCGAGTCGCGCCGCCAGCTCGACGAGGCTCAGGCCACGCGCCTCGCGGGCCGACCGAATGCGGGCGCCCAGCGGATTCGTCGTCGGGACGGGCGGACGTGCCATGCTTCAGCCCTCGTCGCTCGCTGCGTTGAACAGGCCCGCGTACTCCGGCAGCAACGTTCCCGGCCGGTACGGCTCGACGGGCTTCGGCCGACGCCCCTTCCGGAACGCCCGCCGCTTCGCCGTGGCGCGCTGCTTCGCGAGCCTGCGGGCCGCCGCCTCCATCCGCCGCCGGGCGTGCTCGGCGCCCATCCGGCGCGCCTCGGCCTGGAGGTGCTCGACCACCTCCGGCGGCGTGCCGTTGGCCAGCATCTTCAGCCAGCCCTCCTCGGCCGCGGCCCGCTCCCGCTTCGCCGGCTCGTGCTCGCCCATCCGCTCCAGGTACTCCGCTCTCGCCTCGTGCATCGGGTCAGCCTCCCCAGGTTGCGAGCGCCCGCACCGCCCGGGCGTCTCCGGCCGCGGCGCGCCGCTCCAGGTACTCCCGGACGTCGCCGGTGAGCCGTGCGGCGCGCTCCGGCGTGATGTCTGCCGGGTTGCCCCCCGCCCCCGCCCTCTTGCCCTTCGCCTTCCGTTTCCGGCGGCTGCACGCCGCCACGACGGCCAGCGCCTCGGGCCGTCCGGCCGTGACGGCCGCGGCGAGCTCGGCCTGGGCCCACGCTGCGCCACCAGGAAGCGCCACGAGCACACCGCGGACGGCGTCGCTCGTGTGGTCGCGCTCGCCGAGCTGCAGCCCGGGGTAGAGCAGCGTGAGCCAGGAGCGTGCGGCTGGAGCGGGGTCCGACGACGGGATGCCGAACGGCTCCCGCCAGGACCGGCCGTCCACGTGCGTCAGCCGCGCACCGAGCTCGCCGGCGAGGTGCGCCCAGTCCTCGAGCGACGCCCACTGCGCGGCACCGGCCGCGGGGCGGTTGCTCGTGACGAACGGCCGCTCGCAGGTCCACTCCGGCGCCAGCCGGTAGGGCAGCGACCCGAGCATCCGGCGCACCCAGTCCTGCGCCGCCGGGACGTCCTCGGGGCGCTCCCAGGCCCGCACGACGACGAGGTAGGGCGGGCGCTGGCAGGTCGAGGGCCAGCCGATCGCGACGCAGCCGCAGGACGGCCCGGCGTCGATGGCGAGGTGTGCGGTGCTCATGCGGCACCTCCAGCCCAGACGCAGCGAGCGGCCCACAGCCCCCACGCCGCGGCGCCCGTCACGACACCTGCCAGGGTCAGCGGCGCGAGCGGCCCGGAGAGCACCACGGCCACGGGCGCGAGCAGCCAGCCCGGGACCGGCCAGGCGCCGGCCATGTAGCCGACCGCGAGCGGGACGATGGCGAGCCGGCTCATCGCCCGCCTCGCTCGTCCCGCACGAGCCCGCGGCCCTCGACCTCGAGCGTCGTGCCCTCGGGGTAGTGGTCGGCCTGGACGCTGGCCAAGGCGTACGTCCCGCCGCCCTTCGGGAACCGCAGCAGCACAGCGAGCTCGCGCCGCAGCTTGCCGCCAGCGCCGTCGCCGAGCTGCCAGGCGAGCCCGGCGGGCGTGCGGACGATACGGGCGCTCTGGACCGTTCGGGCGCTCATGCATCGCCTCCGACCAAAACGGCGGCCCGCAGCTCGCGGGCGACCTGGCTGGTGAGCAGCTCGACGTTCGCCGCGACGAGCACGGCGGCCTCCTCGAGGTCCGGGCGCCCGAGGTCCCGCATCGTCTGGGCGGCGGCCCGCAGCAGCGCCGCGGCCTCGCGTGGCTGGCGCACGGCGGCGCAGCGCAGGACGCGAGGGTCTCGGCTCGGGTGGTCGGCATCCCGGGGCGCCATCACGCTGCCCTCCCGTCCGCGGCGGCCTGCCGCGCTTCGAACTCCGCCTGCCACTGCCGGAACCGCTCGCGCTGGTCGAGGCGCTGCTGACTGCTGTCCGCGGCGCGCACCTCGGCCGGCACCTCGTCGGCCCCGTCGAGCGCACGCTGGTAGCGGCCGGCGACGTCGGGCGGGTCCTGGGCCGACGGCGGCGAGTCGGTGAGCGCCTCGCCGAGCAGGCCGGCGATGCGCCGCGCGTTGGCCACGCGCTCGGCGTCGCTGAACGCCGGCGGCAGGGCCAGCCGCTCCGGGGCCGCGTCGAGCTGCCGGCGGACGTCGGCCTGCGACGGGGTCAGCACGCCGGCGCGGTCGGCGTCTCGGTGCGCCTCCCAGGCGGCGAGGAAGTCGCGGCGGACGTAGCCGATGGCGTCGGGGGTGTTCGCGTACAGCGCCGCCTCGATGCGCCGCAGGCCGACGCTGCGGCCGGCGGCCAGCGTGCGCTCGTCGAGGTCGGCACCCGATGGCGGCGAGCCGGATGCCGGCGAGTAGGGGCCGCGCGGCCCGCTGCGCGCGCTGCGACAGACGCGCTCCCAGGCGGACTCAGCGTCGGTCGCGCTGCCGACGGGCGCCCCCGGGACGTGCTTCAACAGCTCGGCCATCGCCGGAAAGTGCGTGCAGGCCCGCAGCACGGCCTGCACCGTCCGCCCCCACTGCTCGGCGGTCAGGTGCGCGACGGCGCCGAAGAACAGCCCCTTGGCGCCCTGTGGCGGCTCCTTCGGCCACGGGTTCGACATCAGCAGCTTCCAACCCGCGGCGAACTCCTGCTCGGTCACGGCGCACCTCCAGCCAGTTCGCGCAACCCGTTCGGGAACACCGCGGCGACGGCGCGCGCGGTTGAGCCCGGCTCTTGTTCCTCGAGTTCGCGCAGTCGTTGGTCTGTGCCGTCGTCGGCACGGCCCCGCCGGTGGCGAGCAGGGCGCTCGGGCTGGGCAACGTCCGGCCGGCCGGCCGGGAAGGAAGGCGCAGCCTTCCGGGGGCCGCTCCCCCCGCTTGCGGGGGGGGCTCCCAGGGGGGGATCGGATAGATCCTCCGGAGAGAACACCGGATCGTGCGACACGGTGTCACACCTGGGGTGACACCGTGTCACCCCTGCGTGACACCGTGTCGCACTGCGACTCCCTGTCGCACTGCGACTCGGTGTCACACCCTCGGCGGCGCGGACCCGCTCCGCAAGCGCAGAAACGGCGTCCCGGTCGATTTCGTATGGCAGGGAGCCGACGCGCGCATCGCCGCGTCGGACGAGGCCGGCGGCCTCCAACTCGGGCCAGGTGCGCTGAACCGTCCGCCGATCGCCCCAGCCGCAGTCCTCGGCGAGGCGGTCGTTGCTGCGCCGTCCGACGCCGGTCCGCCCGTCAGCGCGCCAATGCAGCGCGCCGAGAAGCTGCCGGGCGTTCGGCGTGAGCCCGGAGTGCGCGGAGTAGACAACGGCGGACACATCCGTCCACCGCGCCTTCGCGTTGTCCGCCGCGCGCCTCACGCCGCCTCCAGCTCGAGCAGCCCCTGCCGCGCGTCGACGCCGCACTCGTCGAGCAGCGCGCGGTACAGCCGCATCCGCTTCGTGTGTTGGTTCCGCAAGACGTTGACTGTCTTGCGACCGTCGTCCACGATGTACTCAACAAGTGGGTCTGCAATGTCGTACACGACGGCATCCGACTTGCCGGGCGCCAGTCTCATCGCACGTCCGATGCGCTGTGTAATCCGACCCTCGGCCTTCGATGGGAACGCGAGTACCAGCCGGTCGATGCGCGGGACGTCGAGACCCTCGTCGGCGACGGTCGACGAGCAGACGACGTCGAGTCGGCCCTCGCGGAAGTCCTGGAGGACCTCGCGACGGCGTTTCGCCGGGGTGAGCTTCGCGTCGCCGGTCAGCTCGGCGGCGCGCACGCCCCGGGCGCGCAGCGCATCCCGCAGGTCGACGCAGTGCTGCACGCGGCCGGAGAGCACGAGCACGCAGTGCCCCGCCTGCGCCTCCTCGGCGACCAGGTCGACGATGGTCGCGTTGCGGCGGGCATCCTCGACGATGGCCGTCGCCATCGTGTGCCAGTCCCGCCGCGCGTCGCCCTTCGCCTCCTCGTCGCGCTGGTCCCAGGTGTAGCGGAACGCCGTCCGGATGGTGCGGATCTCGGGACGGACGAGGTACGGCGGGTCGTGCGACAGCAGCTCGCCGTAGCCGATGCGGTAGCGAATGGGGCCGATGGTCGCGTAGAGCAGCGGCTCGAGGCCGTCCTCGCGCTCCGGCGTGGCCGTGAGCCCGAAGCGGTAGCGGGCCGGCAGCGCCGACAGCACGCCCGAGAACGTGGTCGCGGGAGCGTGATGGGCCTCGTCGAGTACGACGACACCGAAACTGCGACCGAGGTCGAACAGCGCCGGCGCGTCCATCTTCGCGAGTGTCTGCACGGTCGCGACGGTGAGGCGCCCGTCGCCGGCGTGGCGCCGCCCGCAGCCGATCCGCCCGGGGTCGACGCCGAGGACGTCGCCGGCCACGTCGCACCACTGCTCGGCCAGGTCACGGGTGTGCACGAGCACGAGCGTCGGCTGCCGCAGGGCGGCGAGCGCCCACCCGGCGGTGCGCGTCTTGCCGCCGCCGCACGGCATGCAGACGACGCCGTCGTCGCACGCCAGCATCGCGTCGGCGGCGTCGGCCTGGTAGTCGCGGGGGGTCCCAGCCGCGGCGAGCTGGACCGGCGGCCGGACGACGCGCCGGTCATCGACGAGCAGCGGGACGCGGTGCCGTGCCGCGAGATCGCGGAGCGTTCCGAGGGCGCCGCGCGGGATGCGGCAGACGCCGTCGCGCTCCTCGTAGCAGGTGACCTCGCGGGGCGTGTCCCAGGTCGACTTCCCGAGGCGCTCCAGCTTCGCGTGCGCCGGGTTGTCCCAGGTCAGCGCGGACCGGAGCGCACCGAGGAACGCCGGCAGCGCGCCGGCCGTGCGGAAACGCACGACGCTGTCGACGACCAGGCGCACGGCTACTGCACCCCGCCGACGGGGTCGACGTCCTCGAGGCGCGCCCGCGCGGCGTCTCCGTCCTCTGCGGTGAACGTCGTCGACTGGCCGTTGAACTCGACCGTCATCGTCCCGCCGTTGCGGGTGCCGAGGTCGACGAGGTGGTCGCGGGCCTTGTCGGCCGCCGCGCGCCGCGACGACCTGCCGCGGACGGTCGCGGCCTCGACGATGCCCTTCAGCCGGAGCTGCTCGGCAAGGAAGTCGCGGGCCGCGGAAAGCGCGGTGTTGTCCGGGTCGCGGCGCACGGCGTCGTAGAGGGCCCCGAGCGCAACCTTGCCGCGCTCCGGGTCCTCGGCCAGATCGGCGAGGCGGAACACGATGCGCGTCGCCTGCTCGCGCTTCGCGGCGTCGGCGAGCAGCGTCTCGATCTCCGGGTCGCGCGGGCCGCGCTTGCCGCTTCCGAAGATGGCGACGAGCTTCCCCTGCTTCGCCTTCTTCCGGCTGTTGCGGTTGCGGTCGATGTCGCCCCCGAAGTCGAGCTCGCGCTGGAGCCACGTGAGGTCGAAGGTGACCGCCTGGTCGACGAGCGCGGCCAGCGTGTCGAGGCACACGACGTCGCGGCGCGTCTGGAGCTTCGCGACGAGGTACGGCAGGCCCTCCTTGACCACGTAGTCGAGGCCTGCGACGTCGGCGTCGAGCTCGACCGGGTGACCGGCCTCGTCCCGGAACGTGACGTGCGCCCCGGCCGTGCCGCCCTTGCCGAGCGCCCCCGTGGTGACGATCTTCTTGACGCACCGGCCTTCGTCGCCGACGAACGACGGCAGCGGGTAGCCGAGAGCGTCCAGCTTTTCGGGGATGACGATCGCCTCGACGGCGAGGGTCACCATCACGGCCCCGTCCTTGTCGGGCTTGCCGACGGTGATGGGCCCCACCTCGACGGTCAGGTCTTCCAGATCACGCATGATTCACCTCCTCCGCAGATGATTGGATTCGCGCCCGGCCTGCCGTGCAGCGGCCTCGGCCGTCTGCTCGACGAGGCAGACGGCGGCCTTGAGCGCCGCCGCTGCCTGCCGGATGTCGCGCAGCTCGCTGGTGTCGATGCGGCCGTCGGCGACGGCCCGGCGCACGCGGTCGATGACCGTCGCGAGCGGCATGGCACCCGCCGCCGCGGCGTCGAGGACCTGCGTGGGCGTGACGGAGAGCGGCACCGCTGGGCCGGCGGTGGCAAGGCGGACGGCCCGGCCGCCGACCAGGGCCGACAACAACGCCTCGATCCGGGAGCGCCGGCCGTTCGCATCCCGGTCTTCCAGTGCCCGTTGCAGCACGGCCTCGAGGAGGCCGACGGTCGGACGTGTCGCCTGCCCGTCGTCGCGCTCCGCGCGCAGGATGCGACTCGCGCCACCCGAGTCGATCCCGAACTCGTCTTCCAACCAGGCGCGGAGTCGCGCATCGTCGATGAGACCGCGCAGTTCGCGCAGCACGGGCAGCGAGGCGTCAGGCTGCATGCTGTGCTCCATGCAGCCGGCGGCTGCGATCCTGCGTGAAGTCCACGGCGCTCCCTGGCATGCTCGGCAGCAACGCACCGAGAATCACGCAGAACGTTCGACACGAGCGTTGCGCAGGAGCCACTCGATGGGTTCGACCGACCACCCGCGCCCGCCCCTGCGCACTCACCGCCGCGCCCACCTGCGCTGCGCCGACGGCTGCGGCCGAACCTTCGTGGTGTCGCAGGCCGAACTTCAGGTAGGGGATGGCGTCCGCTGCCCCTGGTGCCGCCGGGTCACACCGGCGGACCGCGTCGAACACCTCGAACGTCAGGTGGCGCGCGGTCCGTCGGTCCGCTACGGCGCCGAAATGCTGGCGCTCGCCCGGGCATCCGCCGGGCTGCAGCTGGTCGGGACGACCGAGCAGGATGTCGAGGCGATCGAAGACGGCGACAATGGACCGATAGAACCGGGTCCGGATTGACCGGATCCCGAGCGAGCGCAGCGCGTCGACCGTGAACATCGGGGCACCTCAGTGCCAGGTGGAGCGGTGTGCCTGCCGCCCCAGAGTCCACTGCTGTGACGAGCCCCGGCGGCGCCCGGGCCCGCGAGTTCGTTCAGGCCTGCCGGACCTGCTGGTCCCGGAGAACGGCAGCAAGCTGCGCCGACGGGACGTTCGCCGGGCGAGTCCGACGGCGCCGCCGCCGGAGCGTCTCGGCGACGGACCAGCCGCCGGTCAGGAGCGCGATCACGAGGAAGAGCGCGGTGTACCCGTTCACGTCAGCCCACCTTCCGAAAGCCCCCTTCCGTGGTACAGTCGCGGCGCCAACCAGCAACCACACCACGGAAGGGGACAGACCATGTCACTCGAGTTCCTGGAACAGCCGTGCCCCGCGTGCGGGGAGACCGTCAGGATCCGTCCCGAGGACGTCGGCGCCGGCCTGCTCGCCTGCCCGCACTGCGCCGTGCAGTTCGACCTTCCCGCCGGCATGGCGCGGGTCGCCGAAGCCAGGGCGAACCTCCACCGCAAACTGGTACAGCGCGGAGCTCAGGTGGTCCGACAGGGCCCACAGCCACCGTTCGCCCGGAAGGTCACCGACGCCGACGAGCCGCGAGGCAGCGGCAAGTAGCGACTCGACGCGCCGTTCGATACGGCCGTACGCGACCCATAGATGGAAGAGCGGGTACCTGTCCCGCAGGACGAAGTACGTCTTCCCTACCGGTTCATCGTCGCGCACGCGTCTCGCGTACGGGACGTTGTGCCACCGTCGCGGTGACCGGCCCGGCACGGGCTGCCCCGGGCTACGTTCGACCTGCTCGTTCATCTCAGGCATCCTCCTCGACCGCCATGTCGGTCCGCATCCCAAGAAGGATCCCCTCCGTGGTACCGTCGCGGTGCGACCCAACAACCGCACCACGGAGGGGAACCATGACCTCGAGCCAACTGGACGTCCTCGCGGCCGTCATCCTGTACGCCACCGGCAAGGCCACGAAGGAGGAGGCCGCCCGGCATGCGAAGGACCTCGTCGCCTCCATCGAGGAGGCATTCCAGCGAATCTAGCCGCCTGGCGCAGCAGGGCAGCCGGAGGACTACGACCCGCTCTCCCCGCTCGACTGAGGCCGAGAGCCTTCGTCGACGACGAAGCGGAACTCCATCCGCAACCGGTTCTTGCCGAGGAACTGGAGCAGCGCCTTCGTCTGGCGCACCAGGTCGATCCGGACGCCGAGAGCGGCGAGGCGCGCATCCATGCGTTCGTCCACGGAGGTGTCGGCGCGCGGGCCGATCTCGCGGCGCTGCGCCCCCACGAACGCGTCGGAGAAGGTGTGCTCGGGGCTGAGGGTCTTGAACTCGTGGTCGTTGGTCGTGCTCATCTCAGGCTGCTTCCTCGGCCGCCGCGGCGGCCTCGATAGGGTCCGGGCGGGCGCTCGCCGCGGCCGGCGAGCTCGCCGCGGCCGATGCCTCCTCGCTCTGAGGGGACGGAGACAGCTCGGTGCCGAGGATCTGCCCGGCGGACAGGCCGCGGCCCGGCCGCAGCCGCTCGGTCGCCGCGACCAGCGCGCGGACGGTGTTGGCCGAGGGCTGCGTCGCGCCCCGCTCGATCGACCAGAGCGACGGCTGCGCGATGCCGATCTCCCGCGCCAGCGCGGCCTGGGAGACCGGCGGGGCGAGGGCGCGCCAGCGCGCGATAGGGTGCTGCTCCATGGGGACCTCCACGGGACGACATGCTATTAGGGAACGCCTAATTCGTCAAGAGCAAGGTCGCGCGGCCTCGCGGCTGCGCCTAATACACGTGACAAATCGCGGCGTTGGATTGCATGATGGCCGGGTGGACAGGGACGAGATCAAGCGCATCCTGAGCAAGCGGGTCGTCGAGGCACGTGATGACGTGCCGCAGGCCGAGATCGCCCGACGGATGGGTGTAAAGCCGCCCAGCCTTTGGGAAATAGAACACGGCGAGAGCTGTCCATCTCTCCCCAACGCCGTCTCACTCGCCCGCGCACTAGACGTCTCGCTGGACTATCTCGTCGGCCTCGCAGACAGCCCGGGACGCGCATCTACAGACGAGATCGACGTCGGCCGTTGGGTGCTGGCGCTGCCCGAGTCGCTGCGCCAGGCGCTGCTCTTCTCCGCCCAGGATCGTCCCGACGCGCCGCCACCGCCCGCGGCGCTCACCTCGCCGCGCCCCTCTCCGCCGGCTGCGCAGCCTGCCCCGCCCGCGCCGTCGGCGTCGGACCCGGCGGAGGACGAGGACCTGGACGACGCGGCCCTCGAGGAGCCGCCGGCGCGGCGGCGGTCCGGTACGCGGACGCGACGCGGATCGTGATCTGCGGGGCGCGCGGCGCCTGCCTGCGGCGCCCGGGCGGCTGGCGGGGCGACTGAGGAGGAGGGCGTGGCCGAGCTGTCCGACGCCGAGGTCGCGCGCCTGCTGGCGCTCCCGAAGCGCGTCGAGCGCCGCGTCGCCGCGCGCTGCCGCCCGCACCGTCCCCTGGCGCCCGTGCCGTGCGGGCGCTATCCTCGGTCGAGGAGGTGCCCATGACGCCGACGTCGCTCCCCGTGATCCTCACCCCGGGCCAGGACGGCTGGGTCGTCGCGACCTGCCCCGTCATCCCCGGCTGCGTCTCGCAGGGCCGCACCCGCGCGGAGGCGCTGGACGGCATCCGCGAGGCCATCGCGCTGTGCCTCGAGAACCGCGCCGCCGAGGGCTGGGAGCTGCCCGGCACGGTGGAGGTGGTGCGGGTGGAGGTCGCGGCCTGATGGCCGAGCTGCCCGTCGTCTCGGGCCGCGTCTGCGTCCGCGCGCTGGGCCGCCTCGGCTACGTGGTGGCGCGCCAGCGCGGCAGCCACGCCCGCCTCACCTGTCCGGGCCGTCCGCCCGTCACCGTCCCCCTGCACCACGAGCTGGACCGCGGCACCCTGGCCGCCATCCTGCGCGCCGCCGAGCTGACCGCCGACGAGTTCGTCGCGCTGCTGTAGCCCCACCCCTCCCGTCCGCCGCACTTCGCCGCACCGATGGCCGCTGCCGGCCGGCGCGGCCGAACAGTTAGGGGCGGGCTAATTTTGCACTTGACGCCTGATTAGGCAGCTCCTAATATCCCCCTCGTGCTCGGCGATCTCTGACAGCCCCGCAGCGCGCTGGCGACCGCAGCCGTCGTCGGCCGCGGACCACCGGGTGAGCGCGTTCCGGCGCGTGAGCCCGACCCCGCCGGCCGGGCCATGACCCAGCGCGCGACCGACGGTGCGGGGGAGCGGAGAGGGCGGGCACGGGTCGCTCTGTGGCAACCAGGACGGAGGAGGGGAGGGCCATGTCTCTGCGCTACGCGGGCCGGGCGACCGGGCGGGTGGTTCGGCTGCGGCGGGTGCTGTTCGTGGTCTGGCTACTGCGGCTTGCAGCCCGGATCGTCGAGCGACTCCCGCTCGCCGCGCACGAACGGAAGGTCGCTCTCGATGGCCTGTGTTACGCGGCCTCCACGCTTGACGACGTCTCGGAGCGCGGCGTGACGGGCCGCGAACGACCGTACCAGTTCTGGCGCCGGGCTCAGCACATTCCGGTGGTACGTCAGGCACGATGGGCACTGGAACACCAGGCCCGGGGTCGCAAGCTGCTGGGCGTCGACCCAGAAACTCGCGCCGCAGTCGCACGCGACGACGAATGGGATCCGTAGTTCGTCCATCCTGGCCTCCCTGTCGGTGTGTCTCATCCCCGCACGTCGGGGACGTCGGTGGCACGACGAGAGTACCACCGACCGGGAGGCCGCCTTTGTACGCCTCTCCTTCCGTACCTGGCTGCCAGAGAGCGCCTCGTGACCACCCTGCCGGGCACGGGGGGAGGACAGAGCCCGTCGCCACGCGCGGCGTGGCGAGCACGGCCCAAAGACTCGCCGGACCGGCGAGCCGAGCGGAGCCGTTCTCGTCACGCCGGGCGCGGCGACCTGCCGGGACGCCAGCAGGATGCGGCGCCCGTGTCCTCCTCCAGCCCCGGGCCGGCGGCCTGCCGACTCTGCCGCCGGCCCGGGGCACCCCTCTCGCTCGAGGAGGAGGAAGCGATGCGCAACCGGGCCAACGACTACCAGACGAACCCGCACCCCGACGTGGTCGCGCCGTGGGCCCTGACCGGCGCCTGCGCGCCGCTCGACGACGCCGTCCCGGGCGTCGGCCTGGGCCGCATCCGGGTGGCCGTCTGCGGCCGCGTGGCCGGCCGGCCCGTGCGCACCTTCCCGGGGGCGCTGGCGGACTGCGCCGTGCCGTTCGTGGAGTGCCCGAGCCCCGGGCAGTGTCCGGCCGGCGTGTGCACGCTGCGCGACCTCTACGAGTGCGAGCTGCGAGGATGACGAGCATGGCCGTCGAGTGGTGCGATCTGCCCGACGTGTGCAATCGATGCGGTGGGATCCACCGCAGCGACGACGAGTGCCAGGACACCGGCGACGAGGCGCGGGAGCGCCGCATCGCGCACCTCGAGTCGCTCGCCGAGGACCGTGCCACGGACGCGGCCTGGGAGCGCGACCACGACTGACACCGGCCGCCCAGCGGCCGCGAGAGGAGGACACCATGCCCCGCATCGTGAACCTGCGCCCCGGCCGCGCCGTGGGCACGCTGCCGACCGAGCGGCACATCCGCATCGGCCGCCGGCGCCTGAAGGACGGCCGTCCGACCTACCCGGAGCGGCTCGACTACATGGAGGTCTGTCTGCCCGGCGTCGACCCCGACGACGCCGCCGGCAACCGGCAGGTCGACGACGCCCTCATGGCGCGGCTGCTCGAGGAGCAGGCGCGGCTGGCGCCCGAGGAGCCCACGGCCAAGCTGCGCGCCATCCGCGTCTACCTCGCGCCGGCGCGCGACCTGGACGGCATCTTCGGCAGCCAGTTCCGGGCCCGCACGAAGGACGGCGACACGGTCGTCTGCCAGGGCGACGGCCAGACGGCGTGCCACCGGCACCGCGTGTCCGACGACGGCGTCGTGGCGCCGCTGCCGCAGGGCTTCAAGCCCGTCGGCGCGGAGAACGACCTCGGCGCCGCGACGACCGTCGTCTGCAACGGCACGGAGTGCCCGTGGTACGCCCGCATGGACGCGACCGGGAAGCAGCCGGTGTTCCCGCGCTGCGCCGCGGAGTGGGAGCTGCGCCTGCAGCTCGCCGCGCTGGAGTCGACGTTCGGCGTCGTCCGCTACCGCAGCAAGTCGATCATCGGCCTCGACGAGACGCAGGGCGTCATCGACGAGCTGCAGCGGCTGGTCGACGAGGAGAAGGTCCCGACGCTCTCCGCCGTCCCGCTGCTGCTCCGCATGAAGCGCAGCCGCACCGCCCACGGCGCCGCCGGGGTCTGGACGGTGTACCTCGGCTTCGCCGGCCCGGCCCTCGCGATGATCGAGGCGGCGCAGTCCGCCTACGAGTCGGGCCGCGTGCTGGGCGCCGGCGCCCGCCCCCTGGCGCAGCTCGCCGCCCACGTCGAGGAGCCACTCGTCCGCGCGACCCCGGCCGCCGACCTGCCGTCGGAGCCCGAGGAGGACATCGAAGACGTCGAGGACGTGGAGGAGGTCGACGACGCGGTCGAGGCGCCCGACCAGGAGCCGGCGGACCAGCTCCCGGCGGAGACGCCGGCGCCGCAGCCGGCCGCCGAGTCGCGGACGCCGAGCAACGGGTCCGGGCCGTCCCCGCTGTGGCAGCACGTCCGCGGCGTCGCGCTCGAGCTCGAGGGCGGCGACATGGACGCCGCGAAGGCGCGTCTGCGTGAGGCCCTCGACGAGATCCGGGCCGACGACCCGGAGTTCCCGCGGCCGGCGAAGGACGGGAGCTGGGCGGCCGACGAGGCCCAGGCCGCCATCCTCGAGGAGACGCTGCGCGCCCTGGCGACGCTGGCGACGCGGGCGGCGTAGCAGCGCCGGCCGGGCCCGTGTTGTGGCCCGGCGTGCCCCTACCGGGGAGGCAGCCCGCGCGTCCAGGAGCGGGTTCGCCAGGGTGGTCCGACTCCACCCGGGGGCGCAAGGAGCGAGGGGCGCTGAAAAACGACGTGCCTGTGCGGTGTACGAACGACGGACCGCACCGACTGCCCCGAGAGCGCGACTGGACGCGTCCGACCGGCGAGGCACGACGCTCCTTTTCTGGAGAGGACTTCTGCAGATGAACAGAGCGCCTCGTCCGCACTGCGTGCGCCTGCGTCTTTCCGACGCCGAGGACGCCGACCATCGCAGGGCGATCGACCTGACCCGGGCGACGCCGCGCGCGCTCTACATGACCGCGGTGTCGGCGACGCTGCGCGACGTGGAGCGGGTGTCGGCCGTGGTGCGCGCGGCCGAGCAGCGAGACGACAGCGACCTGGCGCTGGCCATCGACCGCCTGCGCGCCGTCGAGGCAGGGGAGAAGGGCGCGAGGATCGGCGCCGCCGACGCCCGGACCATCATCGCCGCACTGCGGCACCGAGGGGGGACTCGATGACCACCATCCGCACCATCATCGCCGACGGCGACGGCGTCAAGGGCCGCCGCTTCGTGCTCGACCTCACCCGCCCGACGCTGGTCGTCGGCCCGAACGGCAGCGGCAAGTCGGCCCGCCTGCTCGCCTGCCATCTCGCCCTCGGCACCCGCATCGGTGGCAGCGCCACCCCGGCGCAGCTCGGCGACATCGCGGCGGACTGCGGCCGCGTCGAGCTCGGCGTCGAGGGCGAGACCAGCGACGGCCGGCCGCTGCGCCTCACCCGCATCCTGGGCGCCAAGCACGAGGCGCGCCTCAGCATCGGCGACGAGCCGCTCGTGAAGGACGCGAAGGGGGTCGAGGCGGGTCTCGCCGCGCACCTCGGCGCGCAGCGGATGCAGCCGACCGACCTCGCCGACTTCATCAGCCTCACGACCGAGAAGCAGGCCGCGCTGGTAGCGAAGGTCGCCGGCGTGACGCTCGCCGACCCGGCCATCCGCGCCGACCTCGACGACCGCCTGCGCCGGACCGAGGTGGAGTACGACGACGCCCGCGGGCAGCCGCGCCAGGGCCGCCCGGACGCGGCGCAGCTCGCCGCCGTGGCCGAGGCGCTCGCCGCCGACGGACTGGAGGGCGCGAAGGAGCACGCGCGCGTCCAGAAGAACGAGTGGCAGAGGCGCAAGGCCGAGGCCGAGAAGGCCCGCGGCCGGCTGGTCGACCTGCGCCGCGACGACCTGCCGCCCGGGACGCTGGCCGACGCCCAGGCGCGGGAGCGCCGCGTCCGCGAGGAGCTGACCGCCGTCCGCGAGAAGCTCGCCGCCCGTGCCCAGGCGCAGGCCGAGCGCCAGCGGGCCGCGGCGCGCGTCGAGACGGCGCGGCAGCGGGTCACCGCGGCGGAGCAGCGGCCCGGCGCGGCCGCCCAGGCGCCAGCCGAGGCGGCCCCCGGCGCCGTCGCGCAGGCCCAGGCGACGGCCGACGCCGCCACCGCGCGCCGCAAGGAGCTCGGCGCGGCGGCGGTCGCCGCGCACAACGCCGCGGCCGAGGTCGAGGCGAAGCTGCGGGACGTGCGTGGCGACCTGTCGCGCATCGACCAGACGCTCGTCGCGCTCGCCGACGGGCACTGTCCGACCTGCGGCACGACCGGCGGCGCGCTCGACGCCGCGCGCTCCGCCATCCAGGAGAAGCGCACCGGACTGGCGCGCCGGGAGGCGGTGCTCGGGGTGCGGGGCGACGCCGCGCGGCGGGCGGCCGACGACGCCTACGCCGCCGCCAGCGAGGCCGAGAACGCCGAGCGCAGCGCCACCGACGCGCTGCGCGCCGCGCACGCCGCCGCCCAGCGCGCCGCGTCCGGGGAGCGCGCCCGGTCCGAGGCCGCCGCGGTCGTCGCGTCCGCCCGCTCGGAGCTCGTCGCCGCGGAGCAGGCGCTCGCCGCCCTGCCGCCGCTCGAGGGTGTCGGCGACCTGGAGGGGGCGCGCGACAAGCGCGAGGCGGATCTGACCGCCGTGTCCGACCAGGTCGCCCGGCTCGCCGGTTTCGAGGAGGCCGAGCGCCTGCGGGCCGCGAACGAGGCCGACCTCGACGCGGCCATCCTGGCGCGGGCGACCTGGGGGGCCCTGGAGCGCGCGCTCGGCGCGTTCGGCGTCGAGCTGGCGCGGCGATCGGCGGCCGCCGTGACCGCGCACGCCGACCGGATCGTCCGGCCGGTGTACGGCGGCGACCCGCTGGCGCGCGGCTTCGCGTTCCGGCCGCTGCCCGCGAACGGCGACGAGCCCGCTGCCTGGGGCTTCGGTCTCGTCACCTTCGACGCCGGCGGGCCGGAGGGGTCGGACGCCTGGCGCCCCTACTCCGCGCTCAGCGACAGCGAGCAGATCGTCTGCGGCGTCGCGCTGATGTACGCGTCTCAATCCCTTCAGTCGCAGGGAGATCCGAGCGTAGCACCCTTCCGCGCCGTCGTCATCGACCGGCTCGAGGCGCTCGAGACCGACCGCGCCATCCGCCTGGTGCGCGTGCTCGCCGAGGAGCAGCGCGCCGGCCGACTGTCCGCCGTGCTCTGCGCGATGCGGGTCGACGTCGCCGAGGGCATCGCCGGCGTCGTCGTGCCGGACCTGGCGCACAAGCTCGCCGGCAGCGGCGTCGCCATCGTCCAGGCGCACCGCGACAGCCCGCGGACGCCTGCCGTGTTCGTCTGCGACGCGCACCAGCATTCGCCGGCCGCCGTGGTCGACGAGGCCGGCGCCGTCGTGCCGGACCCGCCGGAGGCCGGCGGCCTGGAGCCCACCGACTACGTCTTCTGCGACGGGCAGCGCATCCGCGTCGACGCCCACCGGGCGCGCGGCTGCCAGTGCGGCGCCGAGGTCCGCGAGGCCGCGAAGCGCGAGTCGACGGCGATGGTCGCCGCCGACACCGCGAAGAAGAAGCGCGTCCGCGCGGCGCTCGCGGCGCAGGCCGAGACGGCGGCTGCGGCCGGGGAAGGCGAGGCGGCCTGATGGGCATCAACAAGGTCATCCTCATCGGCAATCTCGGCGCGGACCCGGAGATCCGGTACACCGCCAGCAACCAGCCCGTGGCGAACCTCCGCGTCGCCACCAACGAGGTGTGGACGGACCGCGACGGCAAGCGCCAGGAGCGCACCGAGTGGCACCGCGTCATCGCCTGGGGGCGGCTCGCCGAGGTCTGTAAGGAGCACCTCGCGAAGGGCCGGCAGGTCTACGTCGAGGGCAAGCTGCAGACGCGCGAGTGGGAGAAGGACGGCCAGCGACACCAGACCACCGAGGTCGTCGCGTCGCACGTCGAGTTCCTGGGCGGCACGCCGGGCGCCGGCCGGCGCCGGGACGACCCGCCGCCGCCGCAGGACGACGACCGCGGCGGCTACGGTGGCGGATACGGACCGCCGCCGAGTCGGCCGGCCTCGGCCCCCGCGGCGCCCCGCACGAACGCGACCGGCGCGCCGGCTGCCGAGGATGACGGAGGATGGTGATGCAGCTCAGCCCCACCCAGCTCGCCGCCGTCGAGGCCGCGGAGGCCCGCGTCGTCGTCATCGCCGGCGCCGGCAGCGGCAAGACGCGCGTGCTCACCGAGCGCGTCGGCCACCTGCTCGTCGAGCGCGCCGTTCTGCCGGAGCGCATCGTCGCGTTGACGTTCACCCGCGCCGCGGCCGCCGAGCTGCGCAGCCGCGTCGGCGAGCTCGTCAGCGGCGAGGCCGCGGAGGCGATGTACATCGGCACCTTCCACGGGCTCGCCTACCAGCTCCTGCAGCGCCACCCGCAGTGGGCCTGCCGCCGGCCGGGCTGGGTGCTCTACGAGACGTCGGACGTCGAGGCGGCCGTCGAGCGGGCGGCCCGGGACGCCGGCGCGAAGGTCTCCTACGTGCGCGGCAGCGACCCGCGGCGGGTCGACGTCGCGAAGACGCTCGGCAGCGAGCGGGCGGCACGCTGCTACGCCGACATCCTGAAGCGCGCCAACGCCGTAGACTACGACGAGCTGGAGCGAGCCGTCGTCCACGCCGCGATGGAGGGCCACCTCGACGGGCTGTGGGATCACGTGCTCGTCGACGAGTCGCAGGACTGCTCCGTCGCCCAGTGGCAGTTCGTGGTCGCGGTCACCTGCGAGCGCGGGCACCTCTACTGCGTCGGCGACCCGCGGCAGAGCATCTACCGCTTCCGCGGGGCAGAGCCAGCTGCCTTCGTGCGCCTGCTCGGCCGCGACGACTGGCACACCTACCACCTCGCCACGAACTACCGCAGCCGCCCCGGCATCGTCGAGGCGGCCAACCGCATCGCGCGGGCGATGGGGCTCGGGCTGCCGGACTGCGAGGCGGCGCGGGAGGAGACGACCGACCCGAGCGTCGCCACGCTGCGCGCCGGGGTCGACGTGCCCGGCGTGTCCTGCGCCGAGCCCGCGCTCGTCTCGGCGTGGGTTTATGTGTCGCTCGCGCTGTCGCGGCCCCGCGACGTTGCCATCCTCGCCCGCCGCTGGCGCGACCTCGACGCCGTCGAGCAGGCGCTGGCCGACCGCGGCATCCCGACGCGCCGCCTGCGCCGGCCGGCCGACCCGTTCGCGACGCCGGAGGGCCGCGTCGTGCTCGCCGCACTGCGCCTGTGCGTCGACCCGCACGACGACCTCGCCGCCGAGACGCTCGGCGCCGCCCTCGGAGAGGACGTCGCCGCCGCCCGCCTGCGCGCCGCGACGGAGCGCCGGCCGTTGCTGGAGTGCCTGCCGATGGTGCGCGACTTCACCACCGGCATCTCCGCGGAGTCGGCCGCCAACGGTCCGGTGTCCGCCGGAACGATCGCACGCTGGGCGTGGAAGTGGACGGCGCGACAGGGCGCCCAGGAGCCCGATGCAGTCGCGCTCGTTGAGGAGTGGACGGACGAGCGCTTCGACGACGACACGGTCGACGTGGACCCGGCGGCGTTCCTCGCGCACCGCGCCGCGCTCTCCGACGTCGAGCCGGCCGGCGCCGGCGAGGAGGACGCCGTCACCCTCTCGACGGTGCACGGTGCGAAGGGCCTGGAGTGGCCGGTGGTCTACGTCGTCGGCGCGGCCGAGAGCGCCTGGCCGACGGCGAGCGCCGCCCGCAACCCGGACGACCTGGCCGAGGAGCGGCGCCTCTTCTACGTCGCGTGCACCCGAGCGCGCGACCACCTCGTCGTCACGAGTCCCGCGATTCGCGTGCCGTACCCCGGCGCCGCCGAGGAGCCGTGCGAGCCCAGTCGATTCGTGCGGGAGATGGGGGCGTGACGTGAAGGCGCTGAGCATCAAGCACCCCTGGGCGTGGTTGATCGTCGCGGGCCGGAAGACGGTGGAGACCCGCGAGTGGTCGCCCGGCTACCCGGGCCAGCGCGAGGCGCGGCACCTCGTCGGGCAGCGGATCGCGGTGCACGCGAGCCAGGCCGTCGACCGCAGCGCCATCCGCGCCCTCGCGGAGTACGGCGTCGACCTCGGCCGCGCCGAGTACCGGCCGGGCATCGTCGGCCTGGTCCGTCTCGTGGGCGTGCGCCCCATGCGAGCCGGCGACGTGGTCGCGGCCGTCGACCTGCGGATGCCGGAGTCCGGTCGCGACCGGCTGCGCCACCTCTACGACGTGAGCGGCCTGACGGCGCTGCTCGTCACCGATGCAGTGCGGTTCTCCGAGCCCTTCCCGTGCGCGGGTCGGCTCGGCTTCTGGGACGTGCCGGCCGACGTGCTGGCGCGGATGGAGGACTGACGTGGAAGCCGAGCGCACGAGCATCTACTGGCGGCCCTGGAACCCGGTCACCGGCTGTTCGCCGCGGACGTGCACCACCGAGCTGTGCCGTCCGAACTGCTGGGCCCGCGCGAACGCCGAACGGTTCCCGCAGGTGACCGCCGGCCACGGGTTCACGCCGACGTTCCACGTCGACCGCCTGGCGGATCCGCTGCACTGGCGGCCCGAGCGCTGGAAGGACGTCCCGCTGCGCCTGGAGGGGCTGCCTGTGGTCGCTGTCGCCTACCAGGGCGACCTGTTCGACCCGGGCATCACCGACGAGCAGCGGGCTGCCGTGTACGGGGTGATGGCGGCACAGCCCTACGTGTCGTTCCTGACGCTCACGAAGGACGTCGTCAGGCGCCACGCGTTTCACGCCTGGCTGCCGGCCGAGTGTGCCCGGCGTCTCGCCAAGTACACAGGCCCGCGCACCGATCTGAAGCTCACCCCGCTCGACCACTGCGTTCAGATGGCTCGACGACACGATGCGCACCGCATCGTGCTGCGCGGGTACTATGCGGCGAGCTGGCCCCTGACCAACGTCTGGGAGGGCGCCAGCATCTGCACGCAGGCCGACGCCGTCCGGCGTCTGTCGATCCTGCTGGACACCCCGGCGTCGCATCGCTGGCTGAGCGTGGAGCCGCTGCTCGAGCAGGTGATCTTCATCCCGGATCTGCTGGCGGCTGTCGACCTCGTCATCGTCGGTCCGGAGACGGGGCCGCGCCGGCGCCCCTGCGACCGGCGCTGGATCGCCAGCATCGTCGAGCAGTGCCGCCGCGCCGGCGTGCGCTGCCTCGTGAAGGGGGAGGCCTGAGCCGTGGTCGCCGCCATCGACAACGCCTGTGGCTTCTGCGGCGCGCCCATCCCGGCGGAGCACTCGGCCGGCTACCCGCGCACCTACTGCAGCAACCCCTGCGCCCAGAAGGCGCTGGGCGAGAAGGGCGGCTGCGGCGGGCGCCGGCGGAAGCGGGCGCCCTGGACGGCCGACGAGGACGCCGAGCTGCGCCGCGTCTACGACAGCCGGCCGGAGACCATCACGAAGCTCGCCCGGCGCCTCGGCCGGGAGCGCTGGGACATCCGCCGACGGGCACACCTGCTCGGGCTGAGCCGGCCCCGCGGCGAGACGCGCGCCTGGACGCCCGAGGAAGAGGAGCGGCTCGCGAATCTCGTGTCTCGGTCGAGCTGGAAGGCCATCGCGAAGGCGCTCGGGCGGCCCGAGACGGCCTGCCGCGTGCGGGCCAAGCGCCTGCGGCTGTACCGGCGCGGGACGTACTACACGGCCTGGGCGGCGGCGCAGGTCATGGGCTGCGACCCGAAGAAGGTGGTCCGCTGGGTCGAGGCGGGGAAGCTCCAGGCGAAGCGAGTGAGCGACTGCGGCAGCCGGTCACCGTACCGCATCACGCACCGCGCGCTGCGGACCTTCCTGCTCACGTACCCCGGCGAAGTGGACCTGCGGCGAGTCGAGACCAACGGCTTCAAGGAGACCCTGTTCGACCTGCTGGCGAACAGCGGTCACGGGGCCGGCGCCTTCGGAGAAGACGGGCTCAGCCGCGGCGACGGCGACGACGAGGGGGACGCGTGACCAGGCACCGCTGGCAGAAGGGCCGCGTCACCATCCGGGGAGAGTCGGGCGCCCGCGAGGTGGACGCTTTGGTGTGCGGCCCGCTGGCGGTCCACGCCACGCCGGTCCTGCCGGGCCGCAAGCCGGGCAGCGCCGGGCAGACGGTGGCCCACGTGGCGACCGGCGGGTCGGTCCTGAACTGCCTGCCGGACGTGGCCCGGGCGAAGGCGGCGGCCGAGAAGCTGCTGGCCGCCGTGCCGGACCTGCTGGCAGCTCGGACGACGGCGCAGTGGTACGCGCTCGCGGCGAGCCGCTACCACGTGGCGCGCGCAGCCCTGGGGCGCGACGCGCTGTACCTGCCGAACGGCGGATGGACCGCCCGGGTGGAGTGAGGAGCGAGACGATGGACGACGCGATGCTGCTCGAGGTGAACCGGGACCGGCGCACCGGCCGCGGCCGATGGTGGGGCCCGGGCGGGTGCGACTACACGGACCTGCTCGGGAGGGCCGGGCTGTACACGCCGGAGCGGGCCGCGCAGCTCACGGCGCACTCCGACCGCACGACGGCGCGCCCCCTGGCCGACGTCGTCGAGGAGGTGTTCGGCGACGGCGAGTGGATGGCACACCGCGGCCTGGGGCTCGACCGCGTCGTCGTCCCCGGCACCGTCGGCGAGCTGCTCGCCGGCCTCGACATCCCGGGGCAGATCCGTCGCGCCGTTGTCGGACGGCTCGACCCGCGGGACGCGCTCTACGACGCCGTCCGCTACCTGCTCGACCGGGCCCAGGAGAACCCGGACCTCGGCTACCTCGTCGGGCCGGGCACGGAGGCCTTCCGGCTGCTCTGCGCCGCCGAGGCCGCCTACACGGGCCGGCCGGTCGAGCAGGTCGAGCGCGAGCGCGGGGAGGACCTCCAGCCGGAGCACCGCCGGCGCCCCGCCCGCGTCGTCGAGCTCGAGGAGGAGGTCGAGCAGCTTCGCGGTCTCGTCTACCCGGCGCAGTGCGCGGTGCGCGACCAGCGCAAGGGCTGGGACCCGACGCAGGCACTGCTCGACCTGGGGCAGGCCCTCGAGGACGCCGGCCGGGCCCCTGGCAGCGGTGACGACGCGGAGGACTGACGTGTCCAAGCGACAGCAGATGGACGTGCTCAAGGTCGTTCGGTTCGCGTACCGAAACGGCATCGCGCTCATCGTCTCCCCGCGCGACTGGCAGGGCCGGAAGCGCTGGACCGTCTACGTCGGCGAGAAGACGCACGGCCCGAACGTGCCCATCGACGAGTTGGTGCGGTGGTGCCGGCGGAGCGAGCAGCTCGCCGAAGAGCTGTACGCGCTTCTCGACCCCGCCACGCGCCCGCCGCTTCTCGTCTGCGAGTTCCACGGCTGCGGCGCGGACGAGGCCGTCATCCACGAGCGCAGAGCGAAGGGGCGCGACACCGGCGAGGAGCGCGCGCTCTGGGCGCCAGCGTTCGGGTGGAGCCTCGGCATGCTCGCCTGCCCGGACTGCCGCAAGGCGCACTCGCTCGTGAGCGCCCGGCCGCCGGACGTCCCGGCCGCCTGGAGGGGAGCGGCCACGTGAGCACGCGCCGCAAGGTCGGAGACCGCGTAGTGGTCCGTCAGGGGGCCGGGTTCTACGCCGGCGGCCCGACGGTCTGCGACATCCCGGACACGTCCGGCAACCGCAACCCGCCGCCGTGCATGTACGGCTGCGGCGATCCTGACTGCGTCGAGTGGGCCGACGTGTGGCCGCTCGACCTGCGGCACGCGCCGACGCTCTACCACGTGGCCGAGTGCGAGATGGACGACCTGACGGACGGGAAGGGAACGGCGGCGTGAAGACCTACACCGTCCTGCACCTCTTCTGCGGCCTCGGGGGCGCCGAGCTGGGCTTCGCCGCGGCGCGCCCGCGCTACCTCGACGCCGCGGCGCGCTTCCGCTGCGTCGCCGGGGTGGACAACGACCCGGCGGCCTGCGCCGACTTCGAGGCGCTCACCGGCGCGACGGCGGTCCAGGCCGACCTCGCGACGATGACGCCCGACGAGCTGCGCGCCGCGGCCGGCGACGAGGCGCCCGACGTGGTGTTCCTGTCGCCGCCCTGCAAGGGCTTCTCTGGGCTGCTCTCCCGCGCGTCGTCCGAGGGCGAGAAGTACCAGGCGCTGAACCGGCTCGTGCTCCAGGGCATCGCCCTCGTCCTGGAGACCTGGCCGCGCCGGCCGCCGCGGCTGCTGCTCCTGGAGAACGTTCCGCGCATCCAGACGCGCGGCGCCCAGCTCCTGCACCAGGTGCGCGTGATGCTCTCCGCCGCCGGCTACCGGCTGCACGAGGGCGGGCACGACTGCGGCGAGCTCGGCGGCCTCGGGCAGCACCGCCGGCGCTTCCTCCTCATCGCGCGCCACGCCCCGCAGGTGCCGGCGTTCGTCTACCACCCGCCGAAGCTGCGGGTGCGGAGCATCGGCGAGGTCCTGGAAGCGATTCCGCTGCCGGACGCGCCGGAGGCCGGCGAGCTGCACCGGCTGCCGCGGCTCCAGTGGCGGACCTGGGTGCGGCTCGCCCTCATCCCCGCCGGCGGAGACTGGCGCGACCTCCCCGAAGAGGGCCGGTACGCCGTCGTGGCCGACCCGGAGGACGTCGCGCGCTTCAAGGGGCGCCCGGGCCTGATGGGCGTCGCGCCCTGGGGCGAGCCCACGGGCGCCGTCACCGGCAGCGCCAGCCCGAGCGGCAGCAACGGCACGGCTGCCGTCGCCGACCCGCGGGTGCCGTTCAACAACGTCCTGCGGGTGGCCCGCTGGGACGAGACGGCCGGCGCCGTGACGAGCGGCGGCACGCCGACGGCGTCGGGGACCTGCGTCGCTGACCCGCGGCTCGACCACGCGCCGCGGCCGGGCGCCTACCGCGTCGTCCGCTGGGACCAGGCCGCGCCGACCGTGACCGGCGGGGAGGGCGTCGGCCGCTCCTGCGTGTTCGGCGTCGCGGACGCCCGCCTCGACTGCCGGCCGCGGAACACCGTCCTGGGCGTGCTCCCCTGGGACCAGCCCGCCGGCACCGTCATCGGCAGCGCCGACGTGCACGCGGGCGCGGCCGCCGTCGCCGACCCGCGCATCCCGGCCGACACCGACTGCCCCGACCCGCCGCCGGTCATCGTCGCGGAGGACGGAACCTGGCACCGGCCGCTCACGCCGCTCGAGCTGGCTGCCCTTCAGGGACTGCCGATGCGGATGCCGGACGGCCGGCCGCTCACGCTCGCTGGGCGCCGCAAGGGGGCGTGGCTGGAGCGCATCGGGAACGCCGTCCCGGTCGGGGCGGCCCAGGCCATAGCGGAGACCATCGGCCGCTCGCTGCTCGCCGTCGACGCGGGGATGAGCTTCATCCTCGGCGGCGAGGGCGTCTGGGTCGAGGAGCGGGCAGAGGAGATGAGCGCGTGAGCAACAGCATCGACGCCATCCGCGCCTACGTCGAGCGCGTGGCCACGGACGACGATCGCGAGCTGCTCGAGGAGTGTCGCGCCGCCCGCCCGACCGACCAGCCCGGCGACCGCTCGCACGGCCGCACGTGGGGCCTGTGGGCCGAGCGCGTCGGCGCGCCGGTCGTGCCCTGCACCGTGACCGCCGACGCCTGCGTCGTTGTCCAGCGCGAGGGCCGCGGCCGGGTCGCGCGGGTGTGGCAGGGCGGGCGCTACGTCGTCGCCGAGCGCGCCGACACCACGAGCGCGGCGCTGGCCGCCCTGACGCCGGGCCTGACCGCCCTCGGAACCTGCGACGACGGATGGGACCCGCCCGGGATGTCTGGCCGCATGGAGGCGGTCGTCCGGGCGATGGCTACGGCGCACGACCGGCTGGACCCGCTCGTCACGCGCGGGGACGCACCGGCCGTCGTCGTGGATGCGCTGCGCGACCTCGGCGACATGCTCCGCGAGATCGGAGACGACCGGGAGCGGGCCGCCCGCGCGGCGGAGACGGAGACGACGAAGTGAGCAAGCGCGTGTGCCCGAAGTGCGGCGAGGAATACGACCCGGACGAGACGGGCGGCGCCGTAGACGGAGAGGATGTCTGCGGAGACTGCTACTCCGACAGCCGCGAGGTCTGTGGCCTGTGCGAGGAAAGCTACGATGGGCTCGCGTCTGACGGCGACCTTGGGCGCATCGTCGTCTTCTACCCGACGAACGCGGACCATCATCAGCGCACGCTCCGTTCCGGATGGTATCGCGTCCGGCGCTGGCCGTTCCACGGCGGCGACATGATCGGGTCTGCCTACTTCTTCAGCGACGCGCTCGAATTCATCGGCCCGTTGTGGCCCGGAGACCGGAAACGCGCCGGAGACTATGACTCGGCGCTCGTTTGCGAACACTGCTTCGCCGGGCGCGAGCGAGACTTGGCGCGGGCCGCCCGCGCGGCGGGGGATGTGCGCGATGGGGACGAGTGAGCGAGTCCAGGCCATGCGCGACCGCATCGCGGCGATGACGGCGGACGACCGCGCGCGCGTCGGGGCGGCGCTGCTCGCGCTGTACGACGAAGACGACGTGGACACCGCCGTCGGGCCCGAGGACGTACCGGACGACCTCTCGCCGGAGGAGGAGGCGGGCGTCACGCGCATCGTCCGCTATGCCGAGGCACTGATCGGGCGGCACGCGGCGGAGACGGCGCTCGCGGCGCAGACGGCCCGCGCCGACCGGGAGGCCGCGGCCCGGGAATCCGCGCAGGTCCTGATCGATCTCCAGTGGGGGCGAGCGCAGGCGGCCGAGCGGGAGCGGGACGAGGCGCTCGCCAACATCGATGCTGTCCGCGAGGCCGGCGAGCGCCGAGCGAGATCTTTGCGGACATCGGCCGATCTGTGGCGCGAGCGGGCGGAGTCGGAGGCCGCGGCCCGGCAGGCGGCGGAGCGGGGGCGGGACGAGGCGCGGGCGCGGCTGGAGATCGACCCCGGCGGCAGCGACCGGATCGATGCGCTGGAGTACTCGCTGTCCATGTGTATCGAGGAGCGCAGCCACGCCCGCGCCGACTTCGCAAGCGCGCTCAATGACGCGCTCCAGGCGGGCAAGATCGCGAATGCCGAGCGGTCCCGCGCCCGCGCCCTCGCGGCGCAGGTGGAGGGGCTGCGGGGCGGCATCGTCGAGGCGCGACGGCTCCTGCGCATCGCGGACGGGGCCGCGACGAAGGCCCGCCGGGTCGCCTTCCTCCGCCAGACAGACGGGGCCCTCGACGTGGCGCTCGGCGCCGCCCTCGCCGCCCCGGCGCCCGCGCCGGCGGGGGGGCCCGCCCTGCCCGCGGCGTGCCCGCCGGCGTGCCCGGTGCGGGCGGCGGCGGAGGACCTCTGCGACGTCGAGCACGACCGGCACGAGGCCGCCGCGCGCAAGAGCCGCGCGATGGGCGAGCACGCGGCCGCGTTGCTTTGGGAGGAGCGCGCCCTTGTCGCGGCCCGGCTGGCGGACAACATCCGCGCCCTCGCCCAGCCCGCGCCCGAGCGCGCGGAGGGAGGCAGCGATGCGACCGACCTGTGAGACGTGCCGGTTCTACGACACGAGCCGCGGGATCTGCCGCCTGCGCCCGCCCGTGCCTGTGCCAGTGCCGATGCAGGAGGCGGTGCAGACGTGGGTGCGCGTCGAGACGGCGTGGCCAGAGGTGACGACCGACGACTGGTGCGGCGAGCACGAGCCGGTGCCCGCGCCCGAGCGCGCGGACGTGACCTGACCCCGGCGCGGCCGGGACGGAGGGATGATGAGAGGCACGGTCGCGAGGCGCATCCGACGATGGGCCGCCGACGCGCGCGAGGCGGGGCACCCGTGGCGCAGCGGGACGCGCCCGGCCAAGCGGACGTGGACGCGGATGATGCCGCATAAACTGCGTGGTGTATGGACCCGCAACGGATATGGATGGTAGCCCCGGCGCGGCCGGGACCCGCGGGAGCGGGGGAGGGGGAGAGACGTGCGACTCACGCGACGACAAGCGCGCCGGTACCTGCGCGCGCAGGGATGGACGTGCCACGCAGCCACGCACATCTGGCGCCTGGGCGGCGCCGAGAAGCACCCGCGCGCCGTCGGTCTCGTGCTCCCGCGCGGGGACGGCGACGTGGACGCGGCGACGCTCTACGGGTCGATGGCCGCGGTTCGCGGCGCCCTGACGTGCGAGCACGCGGCGGCCCTGGGGTCGCTGCTGCGCGCGGCCGACGATCTGCGGCGGCGCGTCATCCGCAGTAAGCGGTGCATGGCCGAGTTCCGCGGGAAGCACTGGCGCGAGTGGGACGCCTGCATCGGCGAGCTGCGCGTGGCGCTGGACGCGGCGACGCAGGCGCTTCGCGGGCGCACCGATGACGACGACGGGCCCGACGAGGACCCGCGCATCGTCGGCTATCCGCGGTGACACACGCGGTCCCGCCCCGCGGCGGGCCAGGGCCCCGGCGAGCCCGGGGCGGGAGAGGGAGGAGAGACGTGGCGGTCAAGGAACTGCGCAACAGCGACGGGAGCCCGGTGCACCCGAGCCTCTCGCTGGTCATCATGGAGATGGTGTCGGCGGCCGAAAACCTGACGGCTCCGAAGGGGCCGGAGGCGTCCGGGCGGTGGTTGCGCATGGCGACGATGGACTGGTTGACCGCCGTGTCGCGGGCCGCAGAGGACGACGCCCCGCCCGACGAGGGGGCGGCCGCAATCGGCGCGCTGATGACGCTTTGGTTGTGGGAGACCGGCGAGGCGCAGATGAGCACGACGCTGGAGGAAATCACGCAGCGGTCGCGCACTCTCTCTATGTCCTGCGTGCTCGAAACGCAGCGCCGTTTCGGGCTCGTGAACGTCACGTGCAAGCCTGACAGCATATTCGCGGACGGCCCGGACGCCATGCTGACAATCGAGATGACGCCCGCCGGCATGGTGCACAGCGCGGCGTGCGCCGAGTACATGGGGCGCGTCGACCGCAGCAAGTGGGAGGACATGGCGACGTACCGCGCCGGCCTGGAGTATGCCTCCAAGGCGCTGGTCGCGTGGGCCGCCCGCGGGTCAAGCGCCGCCGAGGCCGAGCGCCGGATGCGCGAGATGGCGCCGCTGGCGCGGGAGTGGGCTCGCGCGCACAACCCGGAGCCGTCCCCGGAGCCCGCCCCGTGACGCCCTCGCCCTCGCCCACCGCGGCAACCGCCGCGCTGCCGGCCCCGGAGCGCAGCGCGCAGAGCGTGCCGGTGCACTACTCCGGCGCCGTGGAGCCGCTCGCCGCCGTTGAGGATTGGCTGTCGCGCCTGGTCTCAGCGCTGAACCGCGCCGGCTTCGGCGACCGCGTCCCGGACTGCGCGGTGGTCGACGAGGACGCGATCCTCACCGCGCTGGACGACATGGTCTCCGCCGCACGGTCCCGGAGCTGACCATGCTGCGCGACGACGCCAGCGCCGCCCGGGCGGCCAGCCCCTACCTCACGACCGAGGAGGCCGCGGCGTACCTGCGTCTCGGCGCGCCGTCGTCGGTCCGCGCGCTCGTTCAGCGCGGCGAGCTCGTTCCCATCGGCCGCCGCGGCACGCGCGGGCCCTACCTCTTCACCCGCGAGGTCCTCGACGCCTGGACCGCCCGTTGCCTGGCCGGACCACACCGCGGTACCGTCGCCGTGCACGGTGCTCCGGGCGTCGTCCTGGCCGCTTGCAGGAGACAGCATGCAGCGCAGGAAGACGCGATTCCCGGGGGTCTACCGGCTCCCGGACGGACGGTTCTGGGTGCGGGCGACGTTCGTCTGCCCGCGGACGGGGAAGCGGAGGGACACGTCGGCGGCGCTGCCGTCGGGAGCGACGGAGGACGAGGCGCTCCGGGAGCAGCGGCGGCTCCGGGAGACGCTGGCCGCGGCGGGCGAACCCCAGCCCGCGGCCTCGACCCCCAAACCTACCGTCGCCAGCTACGCGAAGCAGTGGCTCGAGGCCAAGGCGCGGCGGCTCCGCCCGTCCGTCGTCGCTGAGTACACGCGGGTGCTCGCCGACTTCATCCTGTCGCGGATCGGCGAGGTCCGGTTGGACGAGCTGACCCGCACCCACATCGAGGAGTGGGTCGCGTGGGCGGAGACCCACACGAAGCCCCCGAAGCCGGAGGAAGAGGAGGGAGAACGGTACGCGCGCGAGACGGTGCAGCACTGGTGGCGGATCCTCACGGGGCTCGTGCGGGACGCCGTCGCGGAGCTGTCTCTCCCGACGGACCCGACGGCGCGCGTGCGGCCGCCGTCCCCTCGCGTGCCGCGCCGGCGCGAGGGGAGGACGCTCACGGCCGCGGAGCTCGGCGCCCTGCTCGACCAGGTGAAGCAGTTCGCTCCCGACCGCCACGCCGAGGCCTTCGTCCTGGCCTTCACCGGGATGCGGGCGGGAGAGCTGTTCGGGCTCCACTGGTCGGACATCGACGAGGAGCGCCAGCGGATCCTCGTGCGGCGCTCGGTCTGGCGGGGGCACGAGGACCTGCCGAAGACGGCCGAGCCGCGGGAGGTGGCGCTCACGAAGGAGCTCGCGACCGCCCTGCGCGAGCACCGGCGCTGGCTCGTGACCGAGCAGCACCCGGGGCTGGAGACGGGGCTCGTGTTCCCGTCCGATGTCGCGACGCACCGGACCTCGGCGTCGCTGCACAAGGCCCTGGGGCTCGCCGCGGAGGCCGCGAAGATCGACGTGCGGGTGACGCCCCAGGTCCTGCGCCGGACCTTCAACACGCTGATGGTCCACGCGGGCGTGGACCGCATCGTGCTGCGGTCGCAGATGGGGCACAGCTCGGAGGAGATGACGCAGCGCTACGCGGGCGTCGACGTGAGCGCGAAGGCCGTCGCGGTCGGCCGGCTGCTCGAGCTGGCCGGGAAGAAAAGTGGGTGACGATGTGGGTTGCCTGGGCCGAATGTGGGTTGTCTGCGGGGCAGACGGCGCCGGGCGAGAACAAAAAAGCCCCGGTTTCCCGAGGCTTCCAGAGTGGGCGATACTGGACTTGAACCAGTGACTTCCACCGTGTGAAGATGGCACTCTACCACTGAGTTAATCGCCCGCCGATTGTCACGTGGCGCCGAGGCGCTGCCGCCCGGCGTTCACAGGCGCTGGACTATAAGCCCGGCCCGAGTCGCTGTCAAGCCCGCCTGCGCCCGGTCCAGGGCTGCCCGGAGTTCCCGCGGCCCGGCGCCGGCGTCGCGGGCGGGGCCCCCGGTCCGTCCGCGGACGAGCAACTTCTCGGCGCCGACCGCTTCCTGCGCTCGCTGCTCGGCCC